TTCTCTAAAGGTGTACGTATTTGAGATAGTAATCCTTCTATCAAATAAATAATGGAATGTGGGTGTATAATATCAGAATTTGAAAGACGATAGGATTGTTCCTCATAACGCCCATCTTTTACTGATGCTAGTAAGTCACCGAAAGTCTTACGCTCAATAAGTAACAATAGCTCGCCAGTTTGTGATGATTTGAGTAAAATATCACCTAAAGGCAGAACTTCTTTGATTAGTTCGATGGACGTGTTCTTAGATTGTTGTAGCAAATCGTTACACTTTTCAAAGAGTGTTCTTTCTCTTTCATCGATGATAATACGCATAATAATATAATGAACATAATGAAATCATTATATTGTTTTTATAATGTTAATTTTACTAGTTTCGTTAGTTACTTAATGTCCAGTTCCAGGTATGCTCCAATAACCATAATTGCTGTTATAGCTGGAACCAATATTGCGTGAAGGTCTAACCTTAGGATTAGCAGTAAATTTGAGGCATTTCAAAGAGCAAACACAGTGATTATTCTGAACACCGGTCTGTACTCCTTGAACAACTGTAGTCCATGAATCGCGTCCAACTTGAGGCCAGAGACCGGCCTTCTTCGATCCACCACCTTGATTTTGGTTAACTAAACTAGACCTGTAGGTAGTTTTTTTTGTGCCACTTAAAACCATTTTTTCTAGGTTATATATTGGCTAAACATTTTATTTTTATAAAATAGTTCTTCCAAAAATTGAAATATAAATTAAAAAAGAATATAAATAAATACAAAGTTATACAAATATCAGGACGGATTCATATTATTTCATAAAATAAAATGAATATCGACGATGATGTTCGAATCGAAAAGAATCAGTTTGGTCAAGAGATTTATATCTTCGACCCTTATAATCCGCTAAATAAAGAAATTACGGATCGTGAGGTAGAAGGTATATTAAAGGCATACGGAATCAATATTCCAGTGTATAACATGTCTTTATATAAACGCGCATTCATTCATAGGTCATATATGAAGCGAACTATTAGTGAAAATGAGCAAAATAATATAACCATCGTTCCTAAGCCAGAAAGTTGTCTGCCTCTTTATACTAAATCGAATGAACGTTTGGAGTTCGTAGGCGATGGTGTCTTGGATTGCATAACCAAATATTTACTGTATCGCCGTTTTCCTAAAGAGAATGAAGGTTTCATGACAGAGAAGAAAATAGCACTTGTAAAGAATGAGGCGATTGGTAAAATGGCATATGAAATGGGGTTACACAAATGGTTTATTTTGTCTAAACATGCCGAAACGAAACAGATTCGTACCAACCTAAAGAAACTCGGTTGTTTATTTGAAGCATTTATCGGTGCTTTATTCTTAGATTTCAATAAAATTCAAGTAAAGGATGAAGGAAAATGGTTTGAAAACTTGTTTGTAGTTGGACCTGGATTTCAAATGGCACAGATCTTTATAGAGAATGTTTTTGAGAAACACGTGGATTGGATCAATCTAATAAAAAATGATGATAATTATAAGAATATTTTACAAGTGAAAATTCAGAAAGAGTTTAAGGTAACCCCCGATTATATGGAGATTGAAGAACATTCTGTAGAAAATGGTTACAAAATGGGTGTATATTTGTGTCTTGGTCAACCTGTTCATAATATGAAACCGGAACATGCTATACCTCTTAGCCAATTTCGCTCTTATTCTGAAATGCATCAATACATGTCGACACATAATAAAATGTTTGTATTCTTAGGAGAAGGTAAATATAAAATAAAGAAAAAGGCGGAACAGATGGCATGCGAAGATGCTATTCGTAAATTGAATTTGATAGAAAATGTGTAGATTAGAATAGAATAGAATAAAACTAGAATAGAAAACATTAGATTTATGTAAAAAATTGAAAATGATTTTACATCTTTTTTATGAATCAAGAATACTAAGTTATAATGTCTATGTCAATTCGTACCGAGAATATACAAACTACTATTTGTGCATTAAACGGCGACTTCTCAGGAAGAAGAGATAGTCAAGATTATGATGAAACTAAATCAGTTCATATTCATCGTAGAAATAGAGCTTATGTTTGGAATAGGGATATGCAGCACGCATTCTTAGATAGTATTTTGAAAGGGTATTATGTTCCACCTATTATATGTTCTTCTCGCATTGTAAATGGTGTTGAACGACGTGAAGTAATGGAAGGGGGGAATAGAATAACTACAGTTCGTCGAATATTAAACGGCGATCTTCGTGAGCTAAAGCCAGAGGAGATTCGTATAGTCGAGTCTCATCCAATAACATTAGTTGTTATGAGAAACTTGACTAGTAAGCAGACTCGAGAAATGTTTCGTCGTTTAAACAAGAACGTCAAAGTGAGTGATGGTCAGCTATATTCAATGTCTGAAGAAGACTCGCCATTAGTTCGAGAGGCTCTAGCTTTATTGAATGATGATGACTATCCTCTTAGAACACGTATTACAGACTATTTCTTTGATACACGCAATAATGATAATGATGGAAAAAAACAATTAGAAAATGCTGTCGCACTCGTTTCTGGCGCCATTTATGGTCCTGAGTACATTACAAAGTCATTTACTAGACAAGAAGAAAACGTAGAAAACCAGAGTGAGATAAACAGAACAAGAGTAGTTACTATTCTTGGATATGCGTTTGAAGTATTCCGTCAAGCGAATGATGTTGTTGAGCTTACAGATAAGCGTAAAACAAAGTCGTATTTTACAGTGGGAAATTACTTGGGTGTAATTCTATATGATATTCTAATGAACCTAAACAATGTTCAACAAGTACAGAGAAAATGGTGTAATTATCTTGTAAAAGTTAGAAATGAGGAAACCGATGCGGTAGAAGCAATCAATGTTTCAGGAGCAAAGAATATTACTGTAGATCTACTAAAGCGAAAGAGTGTAAAAGTAGAGACATATTTAAATGAGAAGCGTATTATGTCAACAGAGGAACTTAATAAGGTTCGACATCCATTACCGGTAGATACTGATAGTGAATACTATGATAGTGAAGAAGATGATAATGATAATTAGAATAGAAAACATTAGATTTATAAATACTAGATTACAAATCTAATATACAAACGGCTATTGACGAATGCAGCCGATTTTAGTAAAATGAACAATAAATATAAATGACTCGAACAATGAAATTAGTAACCATTTTTTTATTATTTGTTATGTTATTGTTTACTATATCATTTTTAACGTATTATAGAACATATAGTAAGCCAGTAAATAGGTATATAAATCAGCGCAATGAAAATCCAACATTAGAAAACAATGGGTACATTCTTCGTAAAAAAGTATTTTCAGAAGAAGATGTGAACGGATTATTAAACAATTGTTTATCGGGTGATTACGCCACCATCAAAAGACAATTGTTATCTAGTAATAAATTGAAAAACTTAATTTCAACAACATTGCCGGAAGGTTATGTTATACAAGATTATATATGGATTATTCAAAGATCGATGGTTCATACATGCCATCGTGATAATAATGGTGATTTTTTTAATGAAGGACAGCGAAATCCATCTTATACTATGTTAATTTATCTGGAAGATATGAATAAATGTTTGAGTGTTTTACCGGTGAGTCATAAACACAAGAACTCTTATTTTTTCAACTTTACTACACCATTGACAGATATATTATGTGAACGAGGTGATGTAATTTTATTTAATGCAAATTTGATTCATGTAGGCGCATTCAATGACCGCGATGATAATATACGCATTCAAATGAAGGTATCACATAGAGATGATATTAAGGTTCTCTCCTATTATCAGAATTTCAATAAAGTATTGAACCAAAAGAATAATGTACCAGAATTAATTAGAAAGGCACAGAGGTCGTTATCCTGCACTTTTCCAGGTATTTCCAATTTAACACAATCCGAAAATATTAAATCTAGTCGAGGGTCAGATAATGGCGCTCAGGTAGGTTGGTTTCAGAAAATATTTTCTTATTTATTTTATGGAAAATCGGATTTTTATGATTTACCCAATGCATTCTAATGAAATCGCCTATAGAAATATGTTTATTATAACAAAAAAAATAGTGTTATAATATAAATGAGTATTTCAAATCCTTCACAGAATATTTCTTTAGATTTACTTGAAAGGAAAATATTACCGAATATACAAAAAGAAATTAGAGTTCAATTCGCTAATTCAAGCATAAGTGATAAAAATGGTACTATAGAAACTGAAACATTTGAACAAGAGTCGAATATTGAATTCAAACCTTTGGCTAAGCGAAAACCAGTATCTGTATTAGATAAACGTAAACAATCAACGATCAACAGAGAAGAAATCATGAAAAAATTACAACAAAACAAAATGTTAACAACCAGAAGTGATATGATAGCACCTGCCGAAATAGTAAATATTGGGTCTCAATCGGAAGAACCTACAAAAATTGCGCCCGAGCAAGAAGAAGTACCTATTTCAACAAAAAAACGCCTAACGATTCGAGAACCAGTAGTAGAAGAAAATAACGAAGTTGATGAAGACCAAGACATGAAGGATTTAATGGCTATTGTAGAAACAGAAGAGAAATTAAAAGAACCAACTTTAGAAGAAGAGGCGATTGAAAAGGCTGAAGAAGTGCTACCAGTTCCTATAAAAATTAAAGTCAAAAGACCCAGAAAGGATAAAGAACCAGAAATCGAAGTTCCAGTTGACCTTACGACAGCAGTGATCCGCACACAAAAAGTTGCAGAACGCTTACCAAAAGAACGCGAAAAAATAATTATTAAGGCATCAGAATACTATATGAATAATCGTAAAATGTTTATACAGAAACTCACATCACTATTTAATCCTTACGCAAGAGATATTATTGCTGACGCTAGTACTGCATCATGTGACAGTCGAAGCCAGTCAAACGACTTCGACCCATTAACGCATCAGAAAATAGTGCGCGATTATTTAAACTTGTATACACCCTACAGAGGTCTACTATTATATCATGGTTTGGGTTCAGGTAAAACATGTACATCGATAGCCATTGCAGAAGGAATGAAATCGAATAAACGTGTTTTTGTTCTAACACCTGCATCTCTTAAGATGAATTTTTTTAGTGAAATGAAGAAATGTGGTGATTTGTTATATAAGAAAAATCAATTCTGGGAATTTGTTTCAATTGAAGGAAATCCGGAATATGTTGGTGTTTTATCGAGAGCATTATCCCTTTCGACTGAATATATCAGAAGACATGGTGGGGCATGGTTAGTTAATGTAAAGAAAGAAGCGAACTATTCCGAATTAACAACCGAACAACAGGTTACATTAGATAAACAGTTAGACGAAATGATACGTACAAAATATACTGATATAAACTATAATGGATTAAATAGAAGAAAAATCGATGCATTGACCGGTTCTGGTACAAAAAATCCATTTGATAATGCAGTCGTAGTTATAGATGAAGCTCATAATTTAGTAAGTCGAATTGTTAATAAAATAAAAAAGCCTGATTCCATATCTTATATTTTATACGACTGTTTAATGAAGGCGACCAATGTTAAGGTTGTTCTCTTGACCGGTACACCTATAATTAATTATCCGAATGAAATAGGTATTTTATATAATATATTACGTGGCTATATCAAAACATGGACTATGACAGTAAATGTCAAAACAAGGGAACCCATAAATACAGATGCTATTATTACTATGTTGGATGCCGCTAAATTGAGAACTTTCGATTTTATTGAATATACAGGAAATAGATTGACCATCACACGAAATCCATTTGGATTTATAAATATGAAGAAGGTAGGGCGATTAAAGGGGCAGGGTGCAAAGGCGTATGGCGGTGACCGAGATGCAATTACACCGAAAAAAATAACATTGAAAATAAAGGATGGTCGTGGCGATTCAAAGAAAACGAAAAAGAATAGAGAACCTTTGCCTTTTATTAATGGCTTAGTTGAAAAGTTTATGGCGCCAGAAGAAGTAATCGAAGAAGAAGATGCTGTAGCGGAACGTAATGCTAGAGTAGGTCCTAATTTTGATAATAATCCGTATAAAGGAGGTGCTGGTGCAACGACGATAACAGGAGGTGCTGGTGCAACGACGATAACAGGAGGTGCTGGTGCAACGACGATAACAGGAGGTGCTGGTGCAACGACGATAACAGGAGGTGCTAGTGAAGCATTTGAACGATACTCCGGTGTGAAACTAGATGAAACCGGTAATATGTCAGATCAAGTATTTATTGATACTGTTTTAAAGATTTTACGTAAAAATGACCTCGATGTTCCACAAGGTAGCATTGAAGTTAATTATCATAAAGCATTACCTGATAATGCAGAAGGGTTTTTCGCAACATTCGTTAATACAGAATCTGGTGAAGCAAAGAATCTCAACTTGTTCCAAAAACGTATCTTGGGACTGACTTCTTATTTCCGTAGTGCACAAGAACAACTATTACCATCTTATGTAAAAACAGAGGCAGGTGATATCTATCACGTTATTAGAACACCCATGAGTGATCACCAATTTAGTATTTATTCGAAGATCAGAAAAGAAGAAGCCGACCGCGAAAAAGCAAATAAAAAGCGTAAATTAAAACAGTCCGAAGATGATCCATATACGATTTCATCGACATATCGTATTTTTTCGAGAGTAGCATGTAATTTCACGTTTCCAAATGGTATCGAACGACCAGTTCCGAACGTAAAAGAAAGTAAGGATTTATCTGAAGCTATATTCGACGTAGTGCCTTTGAATCAACGAGTGGACGTAGACGAGTTTGGTGGTATTAGTGAGGAAGAAGAAAAAGAGGAGGTAGATGCTGAAATGACAGATGCTGATACGTCAAAGTACGTGAAACGCATTGAAAAAGCAATGGAAGATGTAAATGTATTGGAAGAAGGCACGTCAACGAGTAAATATTTATCAATGGATGCTCTTCAATCATTAAGCCCCAAATTTGCAGCAATTATGGAGAACATTACGAACGAGGCAAATCAAGGTCTTCATTTACTTTATAGTCATTTCAGAACGATTGAGGGAATAGGTATATTACGATTGATTTTATTGGCAAACGGGTTTGCAGAGTTCAAATTGTCAAACAATGGTGATGGTTGGCAAATCGTAGAAAAGGAGGAAGATGCAGGTAAACCAAGATTTGCATTATATACAGGAACAGAAACTGTAGAAGAAAAAGAAATTATACGTAACGTATTCAATGGTGCATGGGATTTCGTTCCAACAGCTATATCCAAAAAATTACGCAAAACATCGACAAATAATATGTATGGTGAGGCAATTAAATTACTTATGATTACATCATCAGGTGCAGAAGGCATTAACTTGAAAAACACTCGTTATGTTCATATCGTAGAACCTTATTGGCATATGGTACGTACTGAACAAGTTGTAGGTCGTGCAAGACGTATTTGTTCACATCAAGATTTACCGGAAGAGCTAAGAACGGTCGAAGTATTTTTATATATTACGACTTTATCAGAAGAACAAAAAGTGGACGAGAAGAATATCGAGTTACGTGTACGTGATATTAGTCGCATAGATAAGAAAACTCCAGTTACGACAGATGAAACATTATATGAGATTGCTAGTATGAAACAGCGCATTAATAATCAAATACTACAAGCAGCCAAAGAATCTGCAATTGATTGTAACCTATATTCTAGTACAAGGTCTGGCGATGAACCTTTGGTATGTTATGGATTTGGAAAAGTAGATTCGAACGCCTTTTCGTCACACCCGATATTTGAAAAAGATCGAGACGCAGCAGTACAAGGTAAGGATGTAAAAACCGTAAAAATGCGTGCTGTAAAAATCAAAATCGGCGACGAAAACTACGCATTGAATGAGGCAACATCTGAAGTATATGATTTAGAGAGTTATAATAGAGCCAAAGTATCAGGAACAGAGCCGATTTTAGTAGGACGATTAGAGAACCTTCGTGGAGAATATAAATTTGTAAGAATATAATGCATTGCATATTCGATATGATTCAATATTATAATTGTTATAATATTAAACTATTGCACCGATAAATGTTTGCACATTTGCGCCCTTAAAAAGACAATGTCTTGATGTTTCCAGTTGTCAAAACGTACCAATATTTATCATCATCATCGGTCGACTTGAAAACGTCTGTGAAAGTAGAGCCATCCAAAAAGAAGATTTCTACGTATGGAGAAGTAGGATTTCCATCGGCACCAATGTAAGATTTGGTATAACATACAGACATAGCCTGTCTATCCTTGATGGCTCCGTGTGCATCAGATACGATATTCTGGGCATCGGCATCAGAATAGATAGAAATCAAAGCGGTCTTTCCATATGATTGCAAAATCGTCTTAATCTGCTCGTTCAAAACATCGTAGTTAGCAGTGTTCAATTCAGTGGCCATTATATATATTGAATATATATATACTTGTTATTTATATTTTTTTCTAGCAAAAATATAATATGGACTATTTCATTCCTAAAAGATATATACCTAAAATATTGACTAAAAAAGATCGTGTTTTACAACGAAAAAACATTTTAAAATCAAGAAGGTTATATAAAAAACACACTTACTTCACCCGTCCAAAGGTAAAGTCATTTAAATCGAAGCCATCTGGTCATGTTGCTACTGCTAAACGTATGTATAAAGTAGATAATATAAGACCATCTACAAATCTAGCTAAACGAACTGGTTGTACGAGAAAAGCTTTAAGTAAAATCGTGAATAAGGGGCGCGGCGCATACTATTCGTCTGGTTCTCGACCAAATCAAACCGCCGAATCATGGGGTATTGCCCGTTTAGCTAGTGCTATAACCGGTGGCCCATCTTCTAAGATCGATTATCATATATTAAAAGAAGGGTGTAAGAGTTCGAGTAAACCACTGAAATTGGCTAAAAAACCATAATTGAACGCAAATATATATTTTGCACAATTAAAACATAAAAACAAACGAATAGTTATTATATTCTAATCAACATGAACGAAGAAAATAACGTTCTTACTATAAAAACTGTACAAATTCAGCCTATTCGTAATATGATCACAGCCATCAAAGATATACTTACAGATGCCACAATTACTTTTACTAAAGATGGCCTAAAGATTATTAATTTCGATAAAACACACACTATTTTGGTGAATGTTATATTACATGCTCATAAGTTCGAGCAATATAATTGTGAGCCTGAAAAAATTATTGTATGTGCCAATACAATTCATTTATTTAAAGTTATTTCGACTATGTCAAACGATGATACGCTATCCATGTATATTGATAAAGGAGACTATCACGATGGTATTGTTTCGCATCTTGGACTACAATATGATAATGGTGATATTAAACAGTGTTATAGTCAGAAGTTACGTTTGATAGAGCCAGATACTGAAGAGTTAGTTGTACCTGATGTAGAATACTCGACAGTGATTAATTTGCCTACATGTGATTTCCAAAAGATCATTCGTGATTTGAATGGAATTTCAGATCGTATTGAAATCAAGTCGGTAGGAAATGATTTGATTTTTTCATGCGAGGGTAATTTCGCAAGTTCTCGTATTTTCAGGTCAGAGTCAGATGGAAATATGGAGTTTTTGCAAAAATCGGATGCATCAGTCATTATTCAAGGCGAATTTTCATTGAAGAGCTTGTCACATTTCATAAAATGTACACCCTTATGCAGCCATTTGGAGATGTATTTGGGTAATGATTTGCCTTTGATTGTTAAGTATGATGTAGCCTCTTTAGGTGAAATCAAATTATGTTTAGCACCTTTGCCACCATCGTAATTTAGACGTCAAGTACATATACAATGATAAAGTTCAAGTTCGTTTGGTAGATAATACACCGATGAACGTTTGAAATGGTACAAACCGCCTATGGCGGTTTGCCTTTCAATTGATTTATCGGCAACGTTTCCCTTTCACATCTTGTGGGACGCCTTTTAGCGTCCCATTATAAATGTTCAAGGGTGTATATATTATCCACCAATATAGAGTAAAATATAACTATATAATATACAAAGTGTATTATGAATAATTTAGGATTGGATAATTGGACATTATTTGGCAATGACAGCAAAACTGCTAGTACACCAGAGCTTATAGGGGACATAATTGTTGGTACCGCAAAGACGACATTCGATCCATTACGAAGTCCTCATTTAAATCATTTGAAACATGCTATATTAAGTGATAACCAGCCTGAATTTGAAAAATACAAAGGGAACGCGAACTCTTATAATGAAGATGAAACCCTTCATACCAGTCCTATTAATATAGCCTTACGGTTTGGTAGATGTAAATGGGTTTCAGCTCTATTAGACAATACAGATAGATTAACTAAAGAACGACTACGTGAAATATTTTTAAATGCATTTTATCTTTCAATGACAAAACCAGAATATGTGTTAAAAGAGTACTTTGAAAAGGGTAAATATAAAGCAACAGAAGAAGAAAGGATTAGACGTGCCAGACGTGATGTAATAAATTTATTTCAAGGCAAACAACAAGAGGGTGATATGTTATATAGTAAAACATTTAAGGATTTAGTACCTGATTCTGAAATAGATAACTTTATTGCAAAGGTCAAAACCGGTTTGAATCATTCAAACCTTAGTTGTGTTAAAGTAATACTAGATAGGTTTAAATCATTAAACCCTAAACCTGAAGAATGGAAAAAACTACTCTCTCCGTTCGACGGTGTTAAATCTGGCACTTTTGTAGATGAAATGAGTTATGCATTGCGACGTGCATATGATAAACAGAATATTGAATTATGTAAATACCTATGTAATGAAATATATAAAGATTATCCACAAATTGGAGAAGTAATAATACCAACTAATCCAAAATATAAAAAAGATTTTTATAATGAACTAGAACGCGAAAAAACAGAGTGTAATACATTTCTTATTAATTATTTGGATAAAAGGTATGATAAAGGTTTAACGGATGAAGAAATAGAAATGGGATTTAGAGAAGTACCGGGTACTGGTGGTAGAAAAACAAAAAAATCAACGAAATCAAAGAAATACAACAAATTAAGTAAATCAAAGAAATATAATAAATCAAAGAAATATCACAATCGTAGAACAAAAAGACATTATTATACACCTTTGCACATGTAAACGGCTGAATGTAAAATGAGAAAATCTCAATTCATAGATAATGTTATCATGCAGAAAACAAGACAATATTCCAAATTATACTTACATAAGTACAATTTGGATAAATACATTTATTGACGACACTAAGCATAGTTGATACACCATTCAAATGTAAAGTCGTCGGGGTCGTCTGATTTTTTAGCACCCGAATTTAATACAGCCTTTATTACGATTTTATCGCTTGGATTTATTGTAAATGATGTAGCATCACTTCCTGATTGTGGTGTTACTGAACCGTTAAGAACAATGGTGGATTTAACTAGACCGTTTATCAAAAAATAATAGGTATATCCCACTGCATCGGCAATTGCTGGTTCGCCATTTAATGTAGCAACAACATTGAAGTTTGAAAGGGTTAATGATGTAGTTCCACTGTATGTATATTCAGCGGTTGATTGTGTAAAACTGTTTACTGCTGGAGTTATAGTATAATTTGTGGGATTTGGAATATTGACGCCAACATAGTATATTTTGCCAGTTTTATTTGCACCTTCAATTGCTTCTATGCCATCCCAATCTAACCCATTTCCGCAAATTTGTGGCTGTACTGGAGGAAAAAATGATACTGTTCCGGAACAATCGCATATGCCAGTGTCGCCTTTGGGTCCAGTTGGTCCTTGTTTTCCTTCGGGACCAGTTGGTCCAGATTCACCTTTGGGTCCAGTTGGTCCAATGGAACCGGTTTGTCCTTCTGGTCCTTGTTCACCTTTGGGTCCTTGTTCACCTTTGGGTCCTTGTTCACCTTTGGGTCCTGTTGGTCCTTCTGGCCCAATGGAACCAGTTGGTCCTTGTATTCCTTGTTCACCTTGTTTCCCATCAGAACCGGTCGGTCCAGTTACTCCCTTTGCACCCGTAGGTCCTCTTTCACCGGGACACCCTTTTTCACCTTTCTTCCCTTCAGGTCCAGTTTCGCCTTTGGGTCCTCTTTCGCCTGGACATCCATCTTCGCCATCGCATCCATCTTTGCCGTCTTTTCCGTCTTTTCCATCTCTACCATCTTCACCATCTTCACCATCTTCACCGTCCTTTCCATCTTTACCATCTTCGCCATCCTTACCATCTCTACCATCTTTTCCGTTTCTACCGTCACGTCCGTCTTCTCCATCTTTGCCATCTTGGCCATTCTCTCCATCTTGTCCATCTTTTCCATCACGCCCATCACGTCCATCCTCACCATCTTCTCCATCTTTGCCATCTTTGCCATCGCGACCGTCTTTGCCGTCTCTACCACATTTACCATCCTTACCATTTTCACCATCTTTTCCATCGCGTCCATCTAATCCAGGCTTTCCGTCCTTGCCATCTTTTCCATCTCGACATTTTGGATAACTATGTTTATAACATTTGTCGGATTTACACTTATATTTATTTTTTTTAGGTTTGCAGTTTTTTTCTGAGTTACAGTGATTTATTTTATTATCACAGTTATGTGAACATTTGTTTGAATCAGATTCATAATCAGAACACTCGGACATGGGAATATATAATGATATTATATATATATTGTTGTTGTTAAAATATTTTTTAACAAGAAAATAATTTGGCTAGATATACGCAGTCAAAAAATATCAATACAGTTTGTATTTACAAAGGTACAAGTTCAATTTATAGTTATAACAATACATTTACTATGATTATTCTTAGCATCGTTATCGTTACATTTCGTACATCTCCTTTCACATGAACTCTCACATCGTAGTTTTTTACACGATTTATAACAATATTTGCATTTTTTGGAGACGTATTCATTTCTTTCACATTTTTTACAGACGTTCGTCCTATTACAGACGTTCGTCCTATTACAGACGTTCGTCCTATTACATACATTCGTCCTATTACAGACGTTCGTCCTATTACAGACGTTCGTCCTATTACATACATTCGTCCTATTACAAAAATCATGGCTATCATTACAATATTGTGATTCGTCACTCGAACATTCTTCCTCACATGAACGACAAGGCATATATTAAAATAATATATAGAGTATTAAAAGACTTTAATATTCTAAAAGATTATTGTATATGCAGTTATAAAAGCAGAATTGTATTTTATTTTCCACATCAAGATTACAAAAAATACATTTGTAACCTTGTATTGTAAAAAGCAATTTACAAAAGCATGTATGCAGCGATAAATGTATATTTAGCATTAAAAAATCTGTAATATTATTATATATGCCTAGTCATAACCAAAATCCCTTTATTTCTTATCAGCATGTTCTATATGAAAACCAATATCTCAATAATAAATGTAATGAACTTACGACTATGATTCAATCATTGCAAAATGATATGGAATGTTTAAACTCATTTATCATGTCAAAATATGACATGTCTGGTTCAAATGTCTCATGTGTAATGACAGATGCATCCGGAAATTTTATTCCATGTCTTCATACAGACGCGTCTGGTAATATTATACCCTGTATATTAACGCCACCAATTACTAATCGGTGCGATGCATCTGGTCGTTGTTTCCCTTACTACCCCTATTACCCTTACTATCCGTATTATCCTTATTATTCGGGTTATCCTTATTCTTTGGTAAATGGTGACGGTGAATATTATTACGACACAGATGCGAATGATCGTGACGTTACAACACGTTCTCTACCTATTCCACATTTTCCAGTACAACCTGTACATCCTTTGCCTCATCCTGTAAATCCAATGCCTGTCCCTCTTCACCCTGTACGAGGATTATTTCGTCATCATAGACGTTGGCCAAGACCTATCCATTATTAGGTGAAAAAACATACAACTTTACTTATTATAATTATTATAATAATTACAATGCATACATGTATACAAAACTAAACGAATGCAGGTGTTCTATCGATTGTCCAAGATACTTCGACTTCTTCTTCCTCTTCTTCATCTTCTAATATTTTTTTTTCTGTATGAGAACAAACTAATTCTGTACGGCACATAGGACAGTTAGGATTTGTAGAAATCGCCACGAACATACAAGATGCATGAAATATGTGTCCACATCGCGTGACCATCATGTTGATCATCTTAATGTCTTCGAAGCAAATGGCGCAAGGTTCGAGCTGATTTGGTACTTCAAAACATGGCGACGCCAAAGTTTCGTGGTGTGCACGTAAAACCTCATCTTCTTCGTCCTCTTCCTCATAAACCTCATCTTCTTCGTCAACCTCTTCTTCTTCACTCTCTAAGTCTGTCCAAACTGATTCCGAATCACTATCTTCGGCCATAATATCAGAACGAGCATTTCTGAATATCTCACTAATACTGTGTTGCATGTTCTCTAGGTCTGCCATATTTTACAACGTGTTTGTGCTTACTTATTTTTTACAAAAAAACTTTTCAATTTTTCATTCAAATTGTTATTATTTTCGTGTTTGTCGCAATGACTTGACCGACTTTTTCGGTAGGTGTAACATTACAAACTTTTGTATATACAATAGGAACGTCCTTCGCCGATTTAAATTTCGAAAACTGCTTACATAGTACTGCACCTTGACTAACTATATGTCCCAACTGCTTTTTATTCGACGTTACGATATCATTCGTTTTCGCAATGACGTGACAGGATGCTTCCCCATCAATATGAAACCAAATATCATTATCACGAGATGTATGTAAAATATCGATATTATCTTTCGCGTTTTGTCCGACATGGTATTCGATTTCTACTTTAAGTGAGTCAATATATTTTTGAATAATACGTGGCATGTTTATTAGTGAAATAACATAATGAAATAAATGAACATCAATTTTTTATATATAATTATATATAAATGTCAGAATTACATGGTTTATTAGAAGGTTTCATAAAAAAAATGACAATAGAATCACCTTATGAACCAGACCCATTAAAAAGAATGCCTAGTTTCTTAGAAGAAACGTCAGAACTCACAGAAGAAGATAAACGTATTACTGTTCTGGTAAACTGTCATGGCCGAGAATTGATTGACCAACCGTTACTAGATTTAGGTGTAACAGTTCGCGTTTTTAGTCAAGCAGGTAAGCTAGGGGTTTGTTCGTGTGTAGTACGAAAAGATATAAACGATTTTTCACATATTTTGAAAGAGAATTTCGATGATGTATTACACGAAGAATATGAAAATTCTACGTATAAAATGTTGAAGGATATATTGTCTAGTCAAATCAAAAACTACGGTGTATTGGTGGATGGACATTTACGTAATTTGGCAACTAAAATGAGAGAAGAAATGAAAGATGATTCTACATCAGCTAGTCGTAGTAAAGAAAAAATACTATCCCTGCAAAAAATAAGAAAAGATATGCTAGATACCAAGAAAGCCCAGTCGAGCATTCGTTGTGAAAAGCATATTCGCACGTATGTACCCGTCGTAGAAAAGGTATATGATTTCAGTGAAAATTATTCCGCTTCTGAATCCGAACCAGAACATAGAATATGTGTTATACATCATGACCCTTTGACCAAAACCACTATGAAAAAATACAAGGATAAATTATCAGAATTAAATTCTCATATTCATAATTTAGATTTTACAAGTCCGAATGATGTAAAACGATTATTTGGTGAAAGAGTGGCTAAGCAATTTAGCGAAGGTATAATACATTTAAATGAAATGTTGATGTTATTAAAATCGCTTGGATTTAATATAATAAATATAGTTGATTATAGTTGCAGAACTGTAGAAGGAGATGAGAGACGTATAGATGAAATTGAAGAAATGGAACGTAGTGTTCGTATTGCAAAGAACTATGGCTAATGTCTATCGGTACACGTCAGCAATCGTCTTGCTCTACTATAAAATACTTGAATCCATATTGGTTTAATAGTTTCACAACATCGTCATCATATTTCGAAAAGAATAATTCTACGTTTCTTGCCAAAACCCATAATGAAGAACCGAACGGAACTGAAACAATAGACCATGAATATTGATTATTTGATACTGGTCCTAAGTTGAGTACCCAATAAGGTGCAATAAAAGGCGCTCCTTCCAAATAAACCGACAACTGACCTGGCTCAGATAAATTTTTATAAAATGCATATCCAGATATAGATTCAGGAGAACCAGTTTGTAAATTTTCTTGATAATTATATACAGAAACATTATTGTTTCCTAGAATGCCATAGTCTGCTGTAATACATTTACCGGGCCCTTGAAATGTAAAATCTACAGGCGCGGCATACACTTGATACCAATGTCCTGTATAGAGCGAGACGTCTAATTCTGAAACGGTTGTAAAGTTATTCGGATTGGATTCAATCAATGATAATCCTAACTTAGAATAAAATAATGAAACGCAAAAGAGTGCTATAGTAAAATAAGAATACATAATAGATAATATTACGCAATATATTTATATCGTTTATTATAAATCAAAACTCCTTCCGTCGTCAAAACTCCTTCCGTCGTCAAAACTCCTTCCGTCGTCAAAACTCCTTCCGTCGTCAAAACTCCGGTTCGTGTTTCTTAAACAAGCATCCCTGTTTCAGCAAATTCGGTATTTGAATTATCATACTCGGGTCTTGATAAGCCGACGTATCCAACCATATTTTAATAATACAAAAATTCTTCTTAGGAGAAATGGTAATACCATTAATATGTTTATTATGTTTCGAATCTACACAAAGTGATTCGCCACATAAACAGTAAAACAAGTTCCGCCATACTTCAGGAACGCATTTATTAATTATTTTATAGGAAAAACACCCACCGTTCCTATTTCGTGGATCTTCCCACATGGGCGTAATCCCGTCCCGCATAACAAATAACATACAATTTTTAATAATGTTCTCATGTATCTTATCGTTCAGTGCAATGACTTGCTCTACCGATTCGATAGAGCTCATTATAATTGTATAACTGGCTAGTTCCCAGTTCTTATCGTGTGGTAAATGGTAATACAAATTCCATTTATCATTCAGGTTATGTTGTGGGGAAGGAATACTCAGTGCATCCATTTTGTTTTTCTGAGATTACGCCCCCGTACTTTATAGGTAGAATTGTTTTTAAGTATTTTTTTGTAGTGTTTCTTGTGGGATTTTTTGTGGGTTCGGTTTTTGCGGGTTTTGGGTTTATTTAATGAACCTCCTATTCTGGCTTCTACTTCTTCTACTTCTTCTACTTCTTCTTCTTGAGCTCCTTCAACTTGCCTATCCCTATAACTGCATCCGAATTTAACAAATAAATCGTCTTTTAATTGAGAATACGTTTTATAATCCCAATAACTTTCATCAGTTAACATTTTTACAATATCGTTGTAAAAGGTTATTGTTTGTCGAAAATTACAATTATTGTCTTGAACATCTAAAATATTAATTATTTCATTAATGAAACCTCTGAGAAGTGTTTTTTCATTGTTACTCAACCCACGTACTGTATTATTATTAATACTGTGCACTTTTTTAATTTCATTTAATTCTTTTTTAAGTTTATACCCAATTACTCTAATACGTGCTTTTTTATTACCTTCGATCAATTCTTCATCAGTTAGTCTTGGTAAAGGTTCCATTTCATTAGTCGTTGGTTGTTCACCAAGTATAGCAGCCGTTGGTTGTTCACCAAGTATAGCAGCCGTTGGTTGTTCACCCGGTATATCATCTTCGCGTGATTTGTCAATACATGTAAAATTTGTCGAATTGGTTTTTATTAAATATTTTTTGTGAATTATAACACTTTTTTCTTTAGGTTCTTTGCCATAAATGTCTGGTTGGTACTTTTGTAATATAAACTCGGTAATTCGACTAATAGAATTAGTTTTTACTTTATAAAAATTTTCATTAATTACTTCACTTGCAATACATCCAGCTGTTCGTTTAAAATTTCTTTCGGGTATATAAATATATACTTTATCATGTACATTAAATAACGATTGTTCTAAATTTCGACTAATCTGTGTTTCTTGAGTAACTTTTTCAATTGTTTCAATTGATAACTCTTCATTCGCAATTGTTTCAATATCTGTATTATTTAATGGTTTATCAGATGTTGGACAAATTAATTCAAATATTTTTATGTTGTTTTCAATTAAATATGTGAAACGGTCAAAATATTCTTTAGAGTCTGATAAATTACGGTCAACCGCTGATAATAAATAAAAAAACTTTATAATACGCGTTACACTCGCAGTTTCAGTTATTGTAAAATTTGTTTCGTTATAAGTTGCATTCAATTGTTCTATAGCATTATTATAAATTGGAACAAAATCTATATCTTTGTATATTCGTTTTATATCGGACATTACATCTGAAACTGTCGTACTAAAAACCATAATATTACAATCCAATGGATAAATTCCTTTCTCAGTATATTTTTTAAACACCTTCTTAACATCTGCTATAAGAACTTGGTAGTCTACTACATTAGAAACCATCGCATTACCAACATTTGACATTGCAACATTATATATAGCTAAAGTGCCCATCATAATTGGTGCACCAATCCCACTTATTAATCCCGCTAATGTTACGACACCTATAATAAGTGTAGCTAACGAGTTAAATCCTTTTAATAAATCCATTGAAGTAGTACTTACTCGTTTTAATTCATTAAACGAACATAAATCATTTTCTATTAATTTATCAAGTATTAATACTCTTGACGCCAATTCAAATGATTTTATGTCTGATAAATTTTTCTGATTTTTTGTAGTAGTAAGTCTGGTAAAAGCTCTAGACACACCTTTTAATATATTAGAAAACCCCATTAGAACTTTACTCGTTATATCATAGCACGACGAAACATGCTTTGTTATAATTTTTAATAACCGTTTAGAATCTTCTATTAAATAGCCTTTATTATCGCCACGTAATGCTATCAAAAATAGTATATATAGTTTGTATATTTGGTAATTATCTATACTATCTTGTTCTCCTGTTGTGCACGTAAAATCAAGTTCGTGAATTAAGTGTGATAATTTAAAAAACATTATTTCATCAGAGCCATTTTTTTCATTATAATAATAATTTAATATAGATTGTATTTTTTTTTGAATTAAACAAAATTTACTTTCATGGTTGTTTGTATAAAATACTTTTTTATATAATAAACTATTAGGTTGTTTTCCTTGAAGGTTTTCAATAAAATTCGAATTAATATATTTTTTTTTTATATAAAAACTTTGAATAAAATCTTGGTTTGATACCATAATTGAAATACGTATACTTTCTTCTATTTTCTTTACTTTTTCATCTATAGGATTTAATCTATATTCTTTGTACCAAATATCAAATAGTTCTATTAACTCTTGAAAAAGGTAGCTATCACTATCAAAATCTGTATGTGTTAAACCACCTTTCATATTATACTCCGTTTTAATCATTAATTTTATTTTATATATTATTAATATAAAATAAAATTATATTCATCTCTATTAGAGGATAAATGTATTTATCCTTCGTTCCTTGTAATAGGATATGAGTCAGAGGTCGATAACCAATGGTTAGCCATTTGGCTACAAATCTAACGATAGACCTTAAACAATTTCATATCGACCATCTTCACCTAAAACAATTCCTTGTCCCCATTTCAATTCAACGACATTTACATCTCCATCCAATAACTTTATAATATAACGATTATCATATCTATACCCCAACATCTGATATTCTAGCCATCGCTTAATAAACAAATTCGATAAAATATGATTCCCGATATTCCAATATCCCTTATCTAAATTCACGACAATACCTTGACTCATTTCAGGATGTGTATATTCAATACTTAAAAATTTATTTGTAAACATACCTGATTTCTCAATATCAAATAATTCTTCTGTAGAATCATTACATGTATTCATATTGAAACTTCGAGTGTAATATTGTTCACCTAATTTCATAATCACCATACTATGATTCAATTTACTATCGAATTTAATTACTGAGTTTACACCAGAACATGCTGTATCAAAAGCATTGTTCAAATATTGGTTTCTATTATTTTGTTCGAGTTCTTCGTTATCCAAATCGTAATATAGTTCCACAAGCTTATTATCATACATTGAGCTAGTTTTTAATGCAGATGAAGAAATCCAGTTACTATTAAAGGGTTCAATTCGTTGTCCAATCAATGTGCATTTCAAATATTCTGCCGAATAAACAAGGTTGTCAACTCGACTTTTAATACTAGGAATAGAATAAACTTTATCAAATCCATTTTTACAATATTGTACTGTTTCACTATAAAATGTGAGAAGATGTAATCCTATTCCTTGATAATCGATATTTTGGAAATAATGTATAACATTTTGAATAGTTAGCCAAGTAAACGTTTGAAGAAAGATAAAAAAATTTTCCATTTGTATTGAATACTCCATGAATAATAATGTAACAATGCGGTTTAGTTTTATATTTGTTTTGTATATTTTTATATTGTAGTATATGTTACTAGTATACATTAACATGAATCTACGCAACCATGCCTGATGGAATAACGCTAGAAATACCGTTAATATATTCTCTGTTATATTTGCCATTACGATTACTATTCGTTTTATCTGTTATAGCAAAATCGATAAGGGGATTTCCGGTTGAAATATTTGACATCTGTCCTACCTGATTAGGCATACCGCTATGTTTTGTAATAGCAATAGCTTGAACCATTTCATCTGGTGTATCCATTCCTTCACGTACTTTTATATAAAAGAGATATCCTATTACTATTATTATTAGTATTAAAACGCCAAATACAATTGTTCTCGTTTTCATGTAATAATATATAATAATGATAATATATTATTATGGTGGACCCTAAATATCTAATGAAATCGTGTTTTTGTCAGACTTATTCTTACGACGTCTACTACTTTTTGGCATGTTTCCATTCTGCAAATCCTTGAGAGAACTAATCGAAATCATAGAATCATTGTCCATAGAATTTACTTGTACCGGCTCTTCATGAATATTTACAGTTCTAGTTTTCAAACCTGATAAAATATTGTCAATATCGGTATTAGCAGGACCACGCATTTCTGGGCGTTGAACGGGAGGTTCTTGTTGCATTGGTGGTCTCATGCTACGTTCTTGCTGCATTGGCGGAACAGGCATTGTCTGAGGTTGTTGATATACATTTACGTTCTCAAACCCGCCATTTACTGGTACGCCTTGTTCACGGAACATTGTGCCTCGTCCTGCATTAATATCAGGTCTATTAGATTGTTGTGGTTCATTTGTGAAAACCATACCCGGTCTTTGCATCGGACCAGCGTTTTTGGTTTCAACTGGTGCAGGTGGCGGAGGACCTCGCGGTCTATTTTGTTGCTCTTGTACAAATTGATTCGCCATATTGAATCCTGGAGAACTTTGACTCATACTATTCACTGTTGCATTTGTAAACATACGCATGAGTTCAGGACTTTGTTTAATAACGTCATTGAATGCAGGTGTAGCACTCGAAAGAGCCTTGTTTGAAAAATTCAAAACGGCAGCACTAAATCCAACACGTAAAAGCAGGGAAATCTCGGGTGCTAATTTACCACCTTTATACTTATCATGTAATTCCGAAAAAATCTCTTCATAACTATCCAAATCTTCACTAATTTGTTCTCCCCAACCATCTAAATTCAAATCAAAAGGATTAAATACGGTGTTTGCATATTCCATAGAGTTAATGAATGTCATAAACCACCACCCTTGTAGTTTAATGCTGTCTTTTTTACGCTTATCCTCGAGAGCAGTTTCATACTCATCTTCAATTTCTTCATATTCAGAATCCATTGTAAAATGAGAACTATGTTTAATAGAGCCTTTCTCGTACCATTCTTCCAATTTTTTAATCATCATACGTTTTTTCTGTCTACGTTCACGCTCGGACATTTTCGTAGAAGACCCACCAGATAAAGGAATTTCTCCCATCTTCGAGAACCCATCCCATGTTCTTGTGTTACCAGCACTCTCTCTAGTAGCATGACCAATATTTGAGTCAGTTGCTTCATTTACATTAGGGTTAGGTGCGGATTTCGTGTCAGATGCGGATACAAAACCACCTAAATTAAATAGATTAGAAGCAAAACCGCTCAATGTTTTTGTATCACCAGAACTTGAACTAGATGTTGTTGGTTGTCCTAAACCCTTATTTATTTCGTTTTCTAAACTATCTAATTCACCAAGATTCAAATTCGAACTAGAATTGGAGCGTTTTTTATCATTCATTAAGAGTTCGATTCCACCACCAAAACTCGAACTTCCGACGCTTGTTTTTGGTTCATCGAAACTAAGTGAAATAGGTTCTAAATCATTCAATGCGCCTAAATCGATTACTTCCATTGTATTATGATAATTATACAATATTTATTTTTAAATCCTCCGCATATGTTATTATATTTCTGTGTTTTAAGTACCAAAGGCCTTGTAAAAAACAATCCGCTAAATCGTCCTTCTTTTTTGATGGAGATTCAGCGAATAATTGAGAACCCGATAATTCCGTATTTTTTTCCACTATGTTTTGGCAATAAAATATGCCGTCTTTTTTGTGTTCTTTATAAGAGTTTGTAATAATCGTGTTCTCCAAAGTGGATTTTTCCTTATTTTCTAATCCAACAAACTGTTTTAACTTGTGGGATGAAGATACGAATTCAATGTGACATCTGGGAACCTTCATAATAAAATATTGCGCTAACATACCTTGTATTGTTTTCATACGTGTGGCTATAGGTGAAATCTGGTTCTCGATGACAACATAATCTATTGTTTCTATACCGTCGATTTTATCGAGTTGTTCTTTCATATTTTTACCAATTTGTATCAAGTCGGTTTCACCAGCAGTTTTCGATTTAGCCATTGTAATATTTTCGTAACAACGGTTTTCAAAAAAATTCAACATGATTTCAATCAAATTATCCTTTTTTTGTTCGGCAAGGTTCTCTAATCCATGTTTTTTTCCTAGATGGATAAGTTCTTGTACCTTTTGTTTCTTGAGACCGGTCGATAGATATTGTTTGGCTGGTAACATAAATTGTGTTTCCGATTTTGCATGTTTATCACAATAAAATTTTCCGTTTTTTGTATATTTTGCTAAGCGTGTACACGGTTTGACAATAGGATTTTTCTTCGACTTGTTCGATGTGGAACATGTACATACTTGTGTAATGGGCTCGGCAGCCATTAAATTCAGAACTGACCAATCTTTAATAACAAGTTGACCTGATACATCGAGAATGCAATAGGCCATATTTTTTATTCCTATATCAAAACTAATGACACGCATAATAGTATTATGTTATTTCTACATAATATTATCCTATTTATTACGAGAACTGTAACGCTTGGAACCAGGCTTGGAACCACGTCGTCTTTTCGACCTTCGATTTTTTCTAGATTTACGTCTACCGCCAGTTTGTGATTTGTTATTTTCACGTTGATTACGCTTCATTATTTTATTATTATATTCGTTAATCAATGTAACCATTTCATTATTGTTTTCAATACTGGGCATAGGTATAAGGGTTCCGTCACCGTTCATTCTAACCGAATCTACATCTATACCTTCCATACTAATATAATCTTCGTCGTTTTTGCTCGACATATATATTTATGTATATATTATTGCATTTTCAGTAATTGTTCCTGTGTAATAACAGGCGATATTTTACGTGCGCTCAATTGTTCACGAGTCAAATAAGTTTCTTTTAAATCACTCGAAATATATCCTAAAGGTTTTGTGTTATCCAATACTGAATTAAATTTATAAGGTGTATTGCTGATACCAGAAACCAAATTGGATTGAATATCTACAACATCTATTGGACGTTTATAATAGCCTATATCATTTGAAGATTCGCGAAAGTTGTATTGCATGACTTCTTTGGCATTCTGGGTCAAGTATCGACGATATTGCCAATTCGATTGGATATCGTTAGCGCGGATTATGTCATTATTGATAGTAGATTCTGGCTGCCATGTGGAAGTGATTGAACGACCGTCGCTCATCAATGGTGGAAATCCATCATATTTATTATTGGCATGATAACCTAAAGCGGATTGAGGTACAGTTTCTTTTATAACAGGATATGCATATTCTAAAGAGGCTGCATTGTTAGAGAACATAATATATATAATGTAATATAATATATATTATTTAGTTATAATTTCAAACACTTTCATCTAATAGTTTCAATAATTCGTTTTTCTTTAATTTATTAGCATTTGTTACTAAACCTTTCGCAACAACTAGCGTTTTTAATGCTTGTAGATTCATATTCTTATAATCAGTTGTTTCATTATTTGGCTCTTCCTGTATTTTTTCGGGATTCTCTAATTCGATTTGTTCGATAATGTCATTGATATTCTCTTCTACTATCTCTAGATCTGCGATTAAATCTGATTCACTCGACTCTATGACTAAAGGAACTTCCTCTTGTATATCAAACTGGTGTTCGACGGTTTCAAATTGTTTTTCTACGTTTTCAAATTGATGTTCGATAGTTTCTAGTGTAACCACGTCATCGTCTTCATCATCATCTTTATCGTCATCATCGTCGTCATCCTCATCTTCATCTTCATCGTCTTCATCATCATCTTCGTCTTCGTCTTTTTCATCTTCCTCTTCCTCTTCCTCATCTTCCTCTTCCTCATCGTCTTTTTCATCTTCTGGTAGAACAGATTGTTGCAATACAATAGAATTAGATAAAGGCAAACTTGGTAGTCCTTGCATGATTCTTGCTGTGGCACCACGAACAATGGTAATTTCCTGCACAACATTATTAATAATTTCGAACATAGTATCACATTTTTGCTCTAAAGTAGATAAACGTTGTTTAAAGTGATATACAAGTAATAATATTAGAACAAAAGTAATTCCTAAACTGATAAAGAAAAACGTCTCAATAAAGCTGAAAAGTCCCATAATTATTATATGGATACAAATAAAATGTCAAAAAGTAAACGAACCAATTATGAATCTTTTTTCTATGTAAGAAAATATCTAGAATATTATATACATCTTTCTACTATAAATGGAAAATAATTATGGATCAGCGATATCTTCACCAAAACCCATGATTTCATCATCTATGCCTAATGTTGGACAATCTATGGAAAGTATATTTAATACAAAAAATACATTAATTATTATTTTGGTTTTATTACTTGTATTCTCTCTTTTAGGAATAAATCTTCTCGTCATATTTGGTAATTTGTTTCAATCTATTGTTCAATTCTTTCAGCCATTAATAACACAAGTTCTTTCTGTATTTGGTTACACAACTGGTTTAGTCATTGAAAAGTCAGCAGATATAGTAACGAATGTTGGTAAAACCGGATTAGATATTGCCGGAGGAGCTGTTCACTCAGTTGGTGATTTATTGATTGACGCAAGTTCTCCAAATCTAAATCAAACTCTTAATCGTAGTAATATTCGTAATAACCAACCATCTCCTGATAGTACAACAAATCCTATTCAAAACCCAATCACATCTGGTAAGGCAAACTGGTGTTTAGTCGGAGAGTATGAAGGAAGACGTGGCTGTATTTCTATAACTGATCAAGATAAATGTCTGTCTGGACAAGTATTTCCTACACACCAAATGTGTTTAAATCCTACATTAACACAACAGCCCACACCTTTAAAAAGCATACCTGAATAAAATATATAGAATCCATTTTTATATAATTCCAATAAAATTACATAAAAAATAGAGTATAGTCATAAGAAGCAAATGACCACGACAAAACAATTGTATGTGTTTTTTTTAGAGAACAAGAAATGGCTATTACACCCGTCAACAACCACAGATCAATATTATCTATTATTAGAGTGCTATTTGATGTACGATTTTGCGAAAACGAATTTACCAGTCAGATTGTTTGAAACAATACCCATTATGGATGAATTGGAAGTTGATATGTATGTAAAAAGATATATGCGAAGTTATGGTATAGAGAACGTAAGAGGTGGAAATTTCATAAACGAATATTTACCGTCTACTGTCATTTCTTCGATAGAATCAGAAATAAACAAGGATTATTACGAAATTCCCACATTAATCGAGACAATTTGTCGAAAGTACGAATCTATACAACATTGGAGACTGGCTGATGTGAAACAATGGAGAACATGGCGCAGAGAATACGAGTTTATGGATCAGCCCAATAATATAAAAGATGTAATGAAACTAGAAAAGTACTACTTAAAAAGAGATTGGACTCTATATGAAGAAAAAAAACACATGTTTCAGTCATTAACTTATTGTTCTCCGGACATAAACCTAGACCTCATTGATTTTACACAAGAAATAGAATGGTTTAAAATGCAAATTATTCCCGAATCTACAGAACTTACTGAAATATGGAGTAATAAAGAAGACGCCCTTCGTTACACAGTGCTATTGCAACTTTTCGAGTTTTTAAAACAAAAATTCTTACTAATACACGATGAACTACCTCATTATGAAAGAGAATGTTTCATTCATACGCCAGTTCTCATTTTCGATACATTTATATACCATAGATACGACACTAATAAAATGGAGAAAGAACGTAAAGTCGCGCTAGAAGTATTCTATATATTTGAATATATGTTTAATTGTGTAATGAATCGAATAGAAGATTATAGATTTTCGTTAAAACAATATCCACAGGATTACGAGAACCAAGTTAAATATACTATTGAATACATCGATTATACTTATTTTTCAGATACTATGTAAAAAATTGAAAGGTAAATCCATTTACTATGAAATATAATAAAAACTAGATACTATTTATTATATTTTATATATTTCATATGTCTCGAAAACAGTCACGCACTGAACGAGGTAAACAAGCCATTTTAGATATGGTGAATAAAGTATTTCCAGATGTGGTGAATCATGAGGTTATTCTCTATGACGGTACAAATCGTAACGCGTTGTTGAATTATGCCTTAGTTATACCAATGGAATCTAACGTAGAATTTATCGTCGAACCACCCATTTTCAAAAAAAAATGTTTAGAATATTTTGCGCCTTATTATTGTAGCGTTACCAGGAGACGTTCAGACCCGAAATTGCTGTCATATGTTGAATGTAAAACATGCGAAATAAAGGTCGATATAGAATCTGTCGAACATTCTTATAATCTCGTTGCAGATTTTGAAATAAAACACTACAAAGATCATGTTCCTTATCCAGACCCAGAATCCATTGGGCAAATGAAAGTATTATTAGAAGTTGTGCAAGCCATGTTGGCTGCTGCTAAAAAAGAAAATATCAGATTAATTAAGAAGAATAATGGAATTATTACCAAGTCGAAGAAAAGCATTGCAAATATGCGTAGAATTATAACTACCTTATATGAGTCCTGTCCAAACAAACAAAGTTGCCCTACATGCTGGGAAGAAATTACGAGAGAAAAACTATTTATTCCGGTGTGTGGTCATTTTATCTGCACGGACTGTAAGGAACGATTGACAGCCCAGAATTGTCCTATGTGTCGTGATCCACTATCTAACATATAGTATTATACGCCAGTTAAAGAATATGTTGTTAATGTAGTAGTAGGTGTAAAATTTAAAATAGTATTCGTATTGCTACCATTAGAATCCCCAGTATAATTACAAATAACTCCCATTTTTTGATTCGTAAAGTTATTGTTTGATATATTGGTTGTAAATAAGAGTTGTATATCATAGACATATCCTGGACTAGTAAATAAAGACAAATTATTGATAGTTAAACCTGTAGGATTACTTATTGCAGTAATGGCAGTCGAATTTGTGTTCGCTATTGGCGTAAAAGACACATCGAAAGTCATTGAAACGTCGAACGCCATCGTACTATCATAAATAGTACAAGCTGGGTTTGTATACTTCACCAGTTGATTACTATAGTAAACAAGTGCCTTTGCAGATGTAATAGAAAATGTATTATTAGGGACAAAGATGTTTTTTGTCGAATTTGGTACAGTTGCACTATAAGTCAAAACGATTGGTGTGCTATAAGTAAATGTATATGAATCTTGATCTATTGGATCTAATATACCTATTGAAAAAATGGTAGTCGGTATTCCATTGGGACAATATTGATTTTCATTTATAAGTGTAGACCACATAACCGTGTCAGAAACTGGTTCAGACGAATATGAACGTGTTTGTGTTGCGTAATTATATAATGGAACTGTCGTATCCATATATAAATATTGTATAGGACCCGGCACATCAGAAGAAGTTGTTGGGGTTTGGATAGTGCTTTTACTTATACAATTTCCAGCAGTTGCTTTAATGATATTTTGTGTAAATGTACTTTTTGTAGTGCTTCCTATCGATGTAGATGACGACACATAAGTACTTTCTATAGTCTCTACTGTATTTGGGTAAGTCGTCGATTGATATACTCCACTAACTAATAATTTATACTTTTCAGCTTTGGTGTAATTATTTGTTTTTGTATTAGACTTAGATGCCCCATAATTTAATATTTCGGCTTTACGACGCATATTTAGTTGTTGTTGCGTATATTGAGGGTAAGGTGATATTGGCGTAAACCGTGTAGGTGGAACAGTAAATAACATTTGTCTTAAACGTTGGGTGCAGACAGTATTTAAACATAAATCCGTTGTTGCCATTCTATAATATATTATTGATAGTAATAAATTATAGATATTTACAATAAAATAGTTGGCTCAATTGTATATTTGCTGTGTTGAGTACCAATTTCTAGATAAATAAGTTGTACCTGCACTAGATTTTGTAGAATTGACTAAAGACATATTAGGACCACCCATTACTACATAATTTATTTCGAAAATATTAAGAGCATGGCTATAATATCTTAAATTGGATAATTTACCAGAGAATCCTCCATTGGGTGCAATAAGAACGTCACTATAATTCTGTTTTGGTAAATTATTTAGTGTTAAATGAGACGCGATTACACCATTTACATAGACATCTATTACTTTTTGTTCAGCTCTTATTGCAATATGTACCCAGTTTCTTAATGGAATGTTTTTTATATCAATACTATTCAATGTATCATTAGATAGAACAGTATCCATTTTTACGCGTAATATGCCAGTATTTATATCGGGTCCTAAATATACTCCTGGTCCGTTATTGACCTTACCATCTCCTTTACAGAAGATAGTTTGTAAACCAACAGATTTATCAGGTAAGTTATCAATAAATAACCAGAACGACCAAGTAAACTCTAAACCCTTAGATTCATTATTGGATCTCAATATGGGTATGGAAGATGAATTATTAGGGTTTTGTGATATTGTCATTGAACTATTACCCTGAACCATACCATGAACAAGATATGGATTTTTATTAGGTCCAGTAAGATAAGTAATAATCATAATTCCTAAAGACATTAATATCAAAAACACAATAATAACTAATATAATAAACCCGATTTTAGCTACAATTGTATTGGATTGTAGAAAACTAGGAGAACCAGCAGTTCCTTGAGAGAATTGACTAAAAAAATTTGTAATACTTGTTTTTGCACTGGATAGTGCATTCGATACACTGGTCGATGCGTTCGAAACCGCAGTAGAAACACTACTTGATGCACCAGATACTGCACCTGTTACATTATTCATTGCTGCTTTTGCACTTTCCATATTTATATTTTATATATAACTTATCTATATTATATATGAAATTTATCTTGTTATAATTTTTTCTAAATTATTCATATGTGTTTTCTCTATCTGTTACCATATAGAGATTTGAGATGATTGAACCCCATTTTGTAGGACATTTAAGTTTACATTATATGCTGAAAATGGATTCATACTAGTGCCATTTCCTGCCATATATTTTGTCCAAGCAGTCTGTGGATCCATTGGCCGTGTATATCTCTGGAAACTCGATACAGTTGCATCCCAACCATTTCCTAAATTGACGGGTACAGTTGAGTCTGGTGGCATAGCAGGACCTACCGAATTGTTGAACATTCGCTGTGATTTTACTAATTTTCCATCCATGTAAACGTCGAAGTATTGGCCATCTGCACTCACTGCTATAAACACCCATCGTTGAATAGGAAAGTTATTAGTTATTACCATTTCTTGAATATTACCATCACTCATTTTAACACCTAATTTTAATGTTGGCGAGTTAGGGTCTAAATATAACACTAAATTATTATTACGACCAAAAATTGTTTTTCTTGTAGATGATGCCCATGTGTTTACATAGACCCAAATACTGTATGCATAACTAGGTGTAGTAGGATCAGCAATTGATGTAATAGCAGGTTGCGCTGTTTTTAAACTAACTGTGTATGCAAGTTGACTAGATGTATTAGTAAGGTATCTGTATAACAAAAATACCAATAATACAATAACAATTCCTAAAATGATGACAACCCAGTTCATTTAATTATTATGCTATAAATAAACTATATAAATTATTTTGTGTTATGTATTATTATCTATAGTTTACATTGTTTGTAATGGTGGGTTTTTATTCATTAATAAGTTATAATTAGCTACAATCTGCGTTTTTGTTTGTGGTTTATTATAATATTTTATGTTACATATTGCACCATCTAAACCATTGTTTGATCCAATATAGAACTTATCTCGTGCACTATAATCAGGTTCATTGTTATCAAATACCACTGTTCTCTCTAAATTACCATTTATGAATAAATCGGCTTTATTCAAAACATAGTTAAGTACAATATTTACCCACTTCTGTTTTGGAATCGTATATTCATATCTAGTAGGTATTTCTGTTGAATCTGTAAAATATATTATAAGCTTATCAGAGTCTTGATTTGATTTATTAAAATATGCTATTCTTGGTTTTCCTGTGTCATGATTCGAATCACCGTAACAGAAAATTGGTACCTCTTTAGCATAACCAGTGAAATTAGATGGCTGAGAGTTCAAATATACCCACATAGATATGCAATATTCACGACGAAACATTACCGTGTTTTCATTTGATGGATTGTTAATTCCTAATTTTTTCTTTTCGGCAACTGTCATTTTAGTTGGATCGTTATTAGAGATAATGCGTTCTTTATCTAAAAACCTGGAATCCGCTAATAAAAGAGTATTGTCTGATTGTATTAGGTATTTTAATAATTGTGGTACATAAATATATAATAATATTAGTACTATTTCTAGAATAAAAAGAATATACACAACATTGGTTGTCATTTTAAACTCTTGAATAATAAATTTCGCAAAATCGATAAACATACATGGAATATAAAAAATAAAATAGACTAGTATACCCATGATTCCGGTTGAGGATTTCAAATAGTTACTGAATAAATAAAAAAATATTGCTAATGCTGCAATTACACCTAAAAACAAAATAGTATTCAATATATAGCTAAGAAAAATCACTGTTGGAGACGTGGCTTTTGTATAAAAATAGATCAAGGCACCTATAAATGTAATTGCTAATCCGATAGAAAAAATTAGTAATAATGAATTGTCACCAAAACTATTTCTGTACGGTATTACGTATGCTAAGATGGCTATGAGTGGTATAATAGTCATCATTGAATATAAATATTTCCGCGAAGTAAGAACAGATGCATCTGTTGATGCATAATAAAGAATAATACAAATTGCCATAATAAACCCATATAATGCACCATACTTCATAAAACAATTTCTATAGTCTTCATCATTCATTATCGTTGTAAATTGGTCAGTCATGAATGTATACAATTTGGTAAACGGGAGACTTATTAACAATGCCAACGTATTGAACAAATTTATAAAAAAATCACCTATGAAAAAATAACTTTGTTCTGTAGTAACAGTTATGAATATTGTGTATGCAACTATTAAACATGCTATTACAATACTTACAATAGACCATGCATCTAATTCCATTATTATACAATTTCCTTTATTATATTATAACATAATAAAAAATAGGTGTTTGTTCTAATCGTTATAGGTTCTCAATGGTTGTTTTTTTTCCATGACAATCACGACATAAAGCGACTAAATTATCTATATGGTTACTACCACCGTATTCTAGTCTTATTTTATGATCAACTTCGAACCACGCGTTTAATTGATCTTGACAATCGCCACATTTCCAATTTTGTCTTGCGGCTACAAATTTCTTTTTCGTTTCACTTACAGAACGTTTGTTCGACTTCTTCCCAGAGTTCATGATTTTTGCTTCAGATGCCATTTGATTATTATCGGGCATTGCTAAAACTGGGTAATTGAAGGCCGCGCCCGAACCTCCATCTAAGCTAGATATTTGGTTTGGAATAAAGTTATGTTTTGATGTAAAATCTAATATGGGTGATAACATCGCAGATGTTGCACCATCAATCGGTAAATATTTGACATAATCATTTGACGTCGTTAAAATTTCTTGTGCTCGAGCCGGGTTACGTTTGATTAATATATATATCATAAGTGCTCCAAATGCTATTCCTGCCATCTGATAATATTTCTTATACGAAAAAAGCATTTTCATGTATTTTCCTTCCGTATAAATATTTGCCATGAAAAAACCAGCAACAATAATAAGTAAGATTTCTATCCTCATTTGATTTATTATATAGCTATATTTTTTTGAAACAAAATATATAATATAATGAAAAATAATATAAAGAGTTATCCCAATATAATAATGGGGGAGGGTAATGTGTGCTTACATAAGTTTATGTAATATATGTAATTAGATAAATAGAACACATATACCCGGTTAGCTCAGTAGGTAGAGCGCTAGCCTTTTAAGCTAGTGGTCGTGGGTTCGAGTCCCACATTGGGTGAAACTATATTTGATTTCATTCAAGGTTAAAACGTTCAATAATAAAACATATTATTTCTTTATTTTCTGCTTTGTTAGCTCAGTAGGTAGAGCATATGGCTAATTTAATTACCGTTAGGTCAAAGGTTCGTTCATATTTTTCTGCTTTGTTAGCTCAGTAGGTAGAGCATACGGCTAATTTACTTACCGTGAGGTCAGATGTTCGTTCATATTTTTCTGCTTTGTTAGCTCAGTAGGTAGAGCATACGGCTAATTTAATTACCGTGAGGTCAAAGGTTCGTTCATATTTTTCTGCTTTGTTAGCTCAGTAGGTAGAGCATACGGCTGTTAACCGTGAGGTCAGAGGTTCAATCCCTCTACAAAGCGATTTTCATTATTTATCGTATAAATAATGAATAACTTTTTGATACATAACTTTTTGATACATAACTTTTTGATACATAACTTTTTGATACATAACTTTTAGATAGTTGCCCTTCGTGTTCGTTTCTTATATAAGGAACGTTGGCGTTTGTCTAATGATTTTCCTCGTCTTCTTTTGAAAGATGCCTTTTTACTACGTTTTGAATATTTATACACCATTTCATAGACTTCGTAATCTTGTTTTCGTTTTTGCAGTCTTCTCGGCATACAGAATGATGAAAAAACAGAAGATGTAACTCTACTAACAAAATTAGAACGGGGACGAGTTGTAACTGCTTTTTTGTTATATTCTATTTCACTTTCAGGAATCAAATGAAATCCCATATGTTTATAAAATGATACAGCTGGTGGCGTAGACAATAGTTTTATTTGTTTTGCTCTAGCTCTTTTGCCTATTTCTTGACATACTTGCATTAATATTTTACCAAACCCACCTGCAAATGGAGTGCATAGATAATGTATATAAATAAAATCATTACTGTTTGTCCAATTACCACTTTCATCATAGTAATCAAATGTAAATATCATGATACCAGAGATTCGTTCTGAACCATCTTTGATGTATAAAATGATTTTTTCACCGCATGTATCTTCTGATTCTTCTATCATAGAAGTAATTGTTTCTATATCGATTAAGCCCCTACAAAAAGAGGTTATATTATCTATTTGTCGAAGTTCTGCTGTAACATGTTTTTTTTCATTGACATCCGATTTTGTTAAATGGATTTCTCTGCCTTTGACCGCGTAAGAATCATCTAAAATAGAATCCAATATAGTTTTTCTATTGGGGTCTTGTCCTTCATAAAAATAATATACACTCATATATATTATTATTACATAACTTTTGTACGATAAAAAATTTTTATAGTTTTTACGTTTTTGATAGTTTTTATGGGTTTCGTGTTTATGATTTCTATGACTTTTTATATTTTGTTATAATTACTTTGTGAGAACCTTGACTCTCTTTCTTCTTGCAGGTGGTTTATCTAAGAATGATGCATTCGAGTAGTCTAATAAAACACCAGCTTCTTCCTGTGGTGCATCGACATCTTCAATATAACTGTGACCACTCAACGTGCTCACTGCATCTTCGTTCTCGTCTTCGCGATCATAATGCTGCGGTGAAGATTGATTCTCTTCTTGTAGTGTCACCATAGACGGTGGTGGCGATGTACTTGGGCTACTTGGTCGTTCTAGTATCGATAAATTACTCAATAGTGTTGTAGCTGATTCGATAGCTGCTTGTTTACAGAGAGATTGGTTGTAAGTTGGCTTGTATGTATAAGCCTTTCGGAAACGTGTTCCATCTTGATTCCAAATCTTGATGAATTTTCCAGTAGAGAGTAAATTCATCAGATATGGATTAAACCCTCTCTGCGGTGCAAACACTGTGACGATAGCATAGCCATTCTTGGTTCCTGGCTTAATCGAGACATGTCCAATATTTCCGATTTTGGTCGCATATACTTCATTCGCAATGACTTGCCATCGCGTCCCCGCAACAACAGGTGTTACAAACAAAACAATACTCGACATGTTACAGTTTTACTCTTCCTTGCTTTTAAATATACTTTCGTGGCTTTTGCCGTGCCGTATCATATTTTCATAAAAAAGTTTTTCAATTTTTTGTAAAATCAACAAAAATAATATATCAAAAAGCATAATATCAATATAAACGAAATATACAGATAGTGCCGACGCATACGTATCCTTTCGCTTAAATAAATCGGTTTTGGTTTATATTCAGCACGGTATGTGTCCAATGCCTTAGCCAAAGACATCTCTTTCTTTCCTAACATCAGATTGAATTTATTATGAATAAAATGTACCCACCTAACGAACGATTCTCTACAGTCTAAATAGGGTGTAACCGGATATTTATCTAACATTTCTGCGAATGTATCTCCCATATCTGGCACTGGAATAAATAGTGGCATATTTTGTATTAAGTCGTAATATTTTCGCTTGGTAACAGCATTTGGATGATTAGGATACGACTCGGCAACCGTATTCAAGAAAAACCAATAATGTGGACCCCATATAGTTTGGTCGAATTTGACATTGGACATTATATACAAGAAAAATAAATATATAGAAACAAATCATTTTATTCAAGTAGCATAATCGCATTATTATAAAAATTAATATGGCCGAAGCATATTGTAATAATTGTGGAAAACCAGGACATTTATATCATCAATGTAAAATGCCTATTACTAGTATTGGTCTTATTGTGTTTAGAAAAAGACCCGATACAGAGATTGAATACCTAATGATATGTAGAAAAGACACATTAGGATATATAGATTTTATGCGTGGTAAATATTCGATTTACAGTAAAGACTATTTAATGAATATGCTAAAACAGATGACTTATACAGAAAAAGAAAGGACTAAAACACATACTTTTGACCAATTATGGAAAAGTATTTGGGGTAATGAAGATATATCAATGCAGTACAAATCAGAGGAAATCATTTCAAGAGACAAATTTAATACGTTAAGAAATGGAATAATAACAAAAAACGATTATTATGACTTAGATACAATGATTGAAGAGAGTAATTTATCAACCACATGGAATGAGCCAGAATGGGGTTTTCCGAAGGGTAGACGAAATTACCAAGAAAAAGACTATGAATGTGGTCTTCGTGAATTTTCAGAAGAAACTGGTTACCAAAGTAGGCAAATAAAAAATATAAAGAATTTACTACCATTTGAAGAAATATTTATTGGGTCTAACTATAAATCGTATAAACATAAATATTACCTTACATATATGAAGTATGAAGATTCATTAATAACACGACCATTTGAAAAATCTGAAGTCAGTAAAATGGAATGGAAAACATACGATGAATGTGTAGAATTGATACGACCTTATAATTTAGAAAAAAAACGGTTGCTTACTAATATACATAATACAATTACGCTGTTTTCAATTATATAGAAAGTTGCTTTAGTTAAAATATGTATAACAAATATATATACTTATTTTAAGATATGATAAAAAACGGAAATGCTACGAAAAAAAATGTTCCGCCTACCAAGCGTAAAACATTACGTATAAGAAATATTATTGGTGATATTGAAGAGAAAATAGATGATATTTCGCAGACACAACCGTTTGATGTTGTTACTGAAACACCTACTTTGGCATCTGATATATCTAAACTAGCAGAATCTATGCCATCGAATTTATTACCGACTAAATTAAAAAAGAAAGTAGTATTAGGTTGTTCCAGTTCATATCAACCTACGCAAGAAGATATACCTAGAGTAAATCAGCTTAGCAAATTAAATCGACAAAAATTAAGAGATATTCTTTCAACATTACTTGGAGAACCTACTGGTAAAACAAGTTCTCGTAAATATGATGCTGATAAAAAACAGGAGTTGATTCAATTAATAGTTTGCATTGAAAATGAACAGCGTAAGCAAAATACACCGGCAACTGAAACAATACAACCTCAAGCTGAAGTACAAGGTCAAACTCAAGCACAAACTGAAGCTGAAGTACAAGGTCAAACTCAATCTGAAATACAAGGTCAAACTCAATCTGAAATACAAGCTCAAACTCAATCTGAAATACAAGCTCAATCTTATGACGAAAATGTTATTCCACCACTCTCTCAGTTAGTAGTTCCTACGATAGAACCCGTTAGTAAACCAATAACTATATCTAAAATGATGCCAGATCTCGAAGAAGATGAAGATTCTAACAAAGAATTACCAAACGACGACGTAGATTCTCCAGAATATAATGAATATATTTTTGACGCAGAAAAACATGAATTTGATAATACAGAAACAGATGATACCTATGACTTTTTATACCCAGAGTTAAATGACCCTAATTTCAATATAAAAATTGCAAAACGAAAAGAATTTAACGACACCAAGTATGATGGTAAAGTTCGAGATATAAAAACACATGCCGATTTACTATGTAAAGCCGACTTTGAATTATTACCACATCAACTTTTTGTGAAAAACTTTCTTTCTGCACAGACACCATATAATGCTTTGTTACTATATCATGGGTTAGGAACAGGAAAGACATGTAGTGCAATCGGTATTGCAGAAGAAATGAGAACTTATATTAAACAAGTGGGTTTACAGCAACAGACAAGCGATGCATCGGGACAACGTATTTTGATAGTAGCATCACCTAATGTGCAGCAGAATTTTCGTCTACAGTTATTTGATGAACGAAAATTAAAATTAGACGGAGAACATTGGAATTTAGACACGTGTATAGGCGCTAGTTTATTAATGGATATCAATCCAACGAATATGGTTGGACTCAGTAAAGAAGTAGTGATCAAACAAATCAATGCTCTTATCAATCAATATTATTTATTTTTGGGATATTTTGAATTTGCTAATTATATTAAACGTAAGACGATGGTTTCAGGTGAAATTACGGATGAAGAAGCAAAAAAACAGATACGTATCAAAAAAATGCGTTCATTATTTAATAATCGTCTTATTATTATTGATGAAGTACACAATATACGTATTTCTGATGATAATAAAAAGAATCAACGCACAGCGAATCTGCTTATGGATGTTGTAAAATATGCCGAAAATATGCGTTTGTTGTTACTATCCGCAACACCCATGTATAATAGTTATAAAGAAATCATATGGCTAGTCAATTTACTGAACTTGGTAGATAAACGTAGTACTATTAAAGAGACCGATGTGTTTGATAAAGATGGCAATTTTATAAAAGAACGTATTACGAAAGATGGTAGAAAATTAGAAGGTGGCAAAGAATTATTAAAAAGAAAATTAACCGGATATATTTCGTATGTACGTGGAGAAAACCCTTATACATTCCCCTATCGCATTTATCCTGAAGTCTTTTCACCTGAAAACGCGATTAGTCAGTTTGAATACCCAAAATTACAATTAAACAAGCAAGAAATAGAGAAACCTATGGAATTCATACCAGTGTATTTGAGTGAAATCGGTGAATATCAAAAAAGAGGTTATGAATATATTATTCAACACATTCGAGATGAAACAGGTGAAATTACTGAATATGATGATATGGAGACTTTTGGATTTATTCGACTACAAAGACCTCTTGAAGCACTCGATATGGTTTATCCCAGCGAAGAATTTGATTCCTCAAGTTCGGGTCTCGAGACTATCGATAAAAATGAGCTTATACGAAATATAGTAGGAAAGAACGGGTTAGCCAGATGTGTAACATTCAAAACTATGCAGTCTCCCTATTTCTTGAGACATGATTTTGAATATAAACCCGACATTTTATCGAGATATGGTCGCATCTTCAGCAGAGAAGAAATACCGAAATATAGTAATAAAATATCATCTATATGTAATTCGATTATGAACAGTCGTGGTATCGTTATTGTTTTTTCACAATATGTTGATGGAGGTGTTGTTCCATTGGCACTTTGTCTAGAAGAGATGGGCTTCAGTAGGACAGGTGCAGCTGCTCATACTAAATCGTTATTCAAAACTCCTCCGTCTCCCCCTATTGGTGCATTGACATTACGACCGAGAGAACCCAACGATACTTCATTCAAACCTGCCAAATATATTATGATTACTGGTGATCCAACATTCTCACCTGATAATTTGGCTGATATGAAAATAGTTACAAATCCTGACAATAAAAATGGTGAAAAAGTAAAGGTTATTTTAATTACAAAAGCAGCAGCTGAGGGTCTTGATTTCAAAAATATTCGCCAGGTTCATATCATGGACCCTTGGTACAATATGAATAGGATGGAACAAATTATCGGGCGTGGTGTACGAAACCTAAGTCACTGTCAATTACCATTTGAAGATAGAAATGTAGAAATCTATTTACATGCTACCAAGCCGCGCTCGAATGTTAGCTCTTTGATGGGTGGCGATGCGGGAGAAGTTATGAAACAACAACCGTCTTCTCCTTCTGAACAACCGTCTTCTCCCTCTGAACAACAATCTTCTCCCTCTGAACAACAGTCTTCTTCTCCCTCTGAACAACAAGAATCATCTCCCTCTGAACAACAATCTTCTTCTCCCTCTGAACAACCATCTCCTTCTGAACAACAGTCTTCTCCCTCTGAACAACAAGAATCATCTCCCTCTGAACAACAAGAATCATCTCCCTCTGAACAACAAGAATCATCTCCTTCTGTACCTACATTCCAAGAACCCGTATTTGAACAACCATCTCCTTCTGAACAACCATCTCCTTCTGAACAACAAGCATCTCCCTTTGAACAACAAGCATCTCCCTTTGAACAACAAGCATCTCCCTTTGAACAACAAGCATCTCTTTTTGAACCCATATTTGAAGAACCTATACAAACACCAGAATCAACAGAGGAAGACTCAATTGAACCAGCTGATTTATACGTATATAGATATGCTGAACTTAAAGCGAAACAAATTGGTAAAATAACTAGATTATTAAAAGAAATCGCTGTTGATTGCATTCTGAACATCGAACAGACAAATTTTACCGTAGAAAAACTATTAACACTTGCACAAAATCAGAACATTAAACTAAATCTATCAACAAATAACCAACAAATAGATTTCAAAATCGGGGATAGACCTTTTAGTGATATTTGTGACTATATGGACAATTGTAATTTTACTTGTTCTCCAACATTGAATATTACTGATAAGGATGTTATAAAAAATACATATTCAGAGGAATATGCAAAAATGAACTATTCCACCATTGTAAAACGTTTAAGAGACCTATTTAAGGAACAGACTATGTATAATCGAGAAAATCTTATTAAATCGATTAATCATATTAAGGTATATCCAGTAGAGCAAATAGATTATGTTTTAACTAGATTTATAAACCATAGCAATGAATACATTATAGATAAATATGGGAGAACAGGCCGACTTATCAACAAAGATAAATATTACGCGTTTCAACCGCTGGAAATAACCGATGAACAAGTCTCTATTTTTGAACGTTCTACTCCGGTCGATTTTAAACCAACCGCTTTAGAATTGGAATTACCAAAGAAACAGCGAGAACCGGTTTATAATTTAGAAGAACCCGTTATACATGATAATTCTGGATTACCCAAGCAACCGAATCTAGGGTTAGAAGAAAAATATAGCGAAATATTGGAACGTATAAAAGCAAATTTAAACAATGCACTTTTATCAGAAAGTACGTTAATTGCATCAGGTGAGATAGATTGGTATAAGAATATGAGCAATGTTCTCCCCACTATCGTAAGAAATCATGGTATACCAGAAGAGACTATCACAAAATATATTATTTACCATAATTTAGATACTCTTGTATTCGAGGAAAGAATGGTTCTCATTAAATACATTTACAGTAGGCAAATAGAACAACAAATCAATCAATTTGAAACTATCATAAAACAATATTTTGACGAAAAAATTGTCAAGTCTAGTGATGGTAGTAAAGGAATTATTGTAGTAAAGGAATATCTAGGAGACGATGAGACGAAATGGAAGATCTTTGCACAAGACCCAGAGAACCCAGTTTCTTGGAGAGAAATCGATTCTATGGATTATCCAAAATATAAACGCGATATGCCTAAATTTATTTCATTGAAACCAAAGCACAACACCATAGGTTTTATGCATATTTTCAAAAATGGCGACACCGTATTTAAAACGAAAAACTTACCAGGTAAATGGGGAAATAAAGGCGCCGCATGTAATATACTAGGCAAAAAGGATGTTTTAGATAGGATTAATTCGGTTTTAGAAACACCCATGTACTCAAATGAATCTATTAGACAGTTCTATACACAGGTTCTCGATAAAAAGGGTGTTCGTGTAGAAAAACAAGTAGAAAACGGCATTTATAAAGTTGGTCTTTGTGTTATATTAGAAATACTATTGAGATACTATAATGAAATTGGTCATAAAGGAAAAGACTGGTTCTTTGATGTAGAGAAAACAATTATCAACAATATTATCAATTTAAAGGAACTATAATGAGGTCTCTGAAAACCCCCAAAAAATTGAATCGATATTATAAAATAATGTAGTTAAATAACATAAAACTTATTTTATAATATTATATTAACTATGTCTCAAACGCAAAAAATACGGGTGAAGAATCCAGGTCAACAAAAAATTTATGATGTATATATTAATTCGACACTAACCATGCGAATTCCACTCACAATAAATGAAGTTGGTAGGAATATCAAGCAGAATTTAGAAAGAATGATCAGTAAAAATATAGAAGGAAGATGTGTTGCCGAAGGATTCATTAAACCTGGAACGATTAATGTATTGAGTTATTCTAGTGGTACTATTAATAATAATAAAGTTGAGTTCCAAACGGTATTTGAATGTAAAATATGTTACCCGGTAGAAGGCATGTGGATTGAATGTATGACAAAAACGATTACTAAGGCGGGAATTCATGCAGAGGTCATTGATAAAGAAGGCAATATTCCAATTACAGTATTTGTTGCACGTGACCATCATTATACAGATAAGCAATTTTCCGAATTAAAGGAAAATACAAAAATTGTAGTAAGAATTGTGGGTGTTCGATTTGAATTAAATGATCCATATATTTGCGTTATAGGTAAATTGATGGATCGGGCAAATGTTCAAGAAAATCAAGTATTTAGAAAACCACCTATTTCAATATTGGGAGGTGAAGTTCATGACGAAGAAAGTGATGATGAATAGAATATAAAAATATATCGATATATATATATAAACTATGAATTCTATTGTAAAACAAGTCTATGATAACTTAGTAGCTTCAAATATGAAAAAGCTATCTAGATTAGCTATCATAGATATTATGATAAGTTTTTGTAAAATGAACAGTCCAAGTAATATTTTTTTACTGAAAAAATCGATGGAAACCAATTTTGCAAAAGATGTAAAATGCAATTATGCATTACATCTGTTCACACCACAAAATTATGGTTGCGATCTAAGAGAGCTATTTTTTACTAGAGATGGAAAATTAATAACTGATGATGCTGAAGACGATAGTAAAACATTATCGTATAAAAGAATTGAATTACTAACGTTATTTGATACAAAAAAAATAGAATCGGAAATTCCCCATATTATGACAGATATTGATGACACATTATTTGCTCATTCTGCGAAAGGATTTGCTGGTGAAGACCAATCTTGGATACAAAAGGTGCCTTTTCCTGGAATCAAAACATTTTATGAATTGTTTTATAGTAAATTAGAAGAACCGTATCGATACTCTACTGTATTGTCTGCTACTCCAGGATTTATGAAAATGGATAGGATTAATAATAAACAAATCAAAAGTATTTTAGGTCCACAACAACATGGGTTTATACAAGGTGAAGAAAGTAAATTGAAAGCAATAGAGTTAGCTAAACAAATAAAGTTTAACTCTGAAGAAGCGTTTGCATATACAGGTTCTATGAAACATAGACGTTGTGTAGAATATTCTACACTATTCCCCGAATATAAATTGATGTTTATAGGAGATAATGGACAAGGCGATCTTATTGGCGGACTCAATATTTTGAGAGATATACCAAAGTCGTGTGTATTTATACATAAAATTATTCAAAATAATGGAACTATAAAAACGAACGATGAAGAAACAGACAATCCTTATCCTGGACGCTTGTTTTTTTTTAAGAATTATTTAGAATTAGGTAAAATATTCCAACAAATTAATGTATTTAATGAGAACGATATTAATGTACTTAGACAATCTGTCATTGAAGATATTAATCTAAATCTAAAAAAAATATGCAGTAAAAGAGATATAGGTCAGTGTAAAACAACAAAGGAATATGAAAATATGTTAAGTCATTACTTTTGTTGCGAACAAGCAAATTGTCTTATGCCTCCTCATTGTATATCAGAGACCGATATTTTTAAAGGTGGTAATAAAAGAAATTATAAAAATAAAACAAAATTCAAGTCTTCGTTCTGGCGTATAAAACGTTCAAAAAGAAAAACGCGAAAAACAATATAAAATCGTATAATAATACTATTATAATATAATATTATTATAAGATGTCGACTATCAATTTAGAAACACCTGAAGTTCTCGAAACTATAAAAAACAATATTGAGAACTTGGATAAATATCATCAAATCGAGGTTTTAAAAATACTCAATAAGAACGCATGTAAGTTGAATGAGAATAAGAGCGGTGTTTACGTAAATCTATCTTTTTTGAATTCGCAAACAATAGCAGATTTGAAACAATATTTATCGTATACCACAGACCAAGAAGAGTCGCTTGTTACTATGGAATATCAAAAGGAGGAATTCAAAAATGCATTCTTTGTAGAAAAAGAAGATAAAGATAACTTGATAGTATCATATAGCTCGATAAGTTCGTCTGTGAAATAAAAATGTCTAGTTACTGCAATTCCATATTTTTCAGTGCTAAGAATGTTACTATTGATGATTTACAACAACATATGTTGACGACAGAAAATAAAGGAAAGGAACAACTAGTAAACGATAAGGAGGAACAATACATGGAATTGGTAAAGGAAGAGAAACCGGAAATAGAATGCATCCCGGAAATAGAATCAAATCCCATCATTCTCGACCCAGAACCTGTGAAACAAACTGTTTCGAATCCGGTAAAAACCATCGTTTCTGAACCGTTATCTACGGTTTCACCTACTCAACATGATACTTTATTTTGGTGTATTTATATTGCTGTATTTGGTCATAATGACTATTTAGAAATTTCACGTAATTACGGAGTAAAGGAATTAGAAATAAAAAAACAAGTAGCTGATTTTATACAAAAGAATCCTACATCATTTAAGCATACTAATCATAAAGTAACGAAAGTGGCTATACAGGAAATATTATCCGAGTTATTGACGAGTCAAAAGGAAACGTCAAACATCTGCCTATTAGCAATGATTGTAAAGTATAATATTAACATTTTATTGGTGGACCCAACAAACAGATTCTATCTAGAATATTATTCTAATATTGACATGAAAGAAAATCAAACATACGTAATACAAAAGAACACATTTGGTAAATATAATCTGCAAATAGAACCTATATATGAACCAGAATTAACTACTTGGAAATCGAGTAAACTACCTTTAGTCAGTTACATAAAACCGTTACATGCTATCTCAACATATAAATTGCAAGAACTTGTAGAGTTAGCGAAAAAGTATGGTATCTATGATGCAGCAAAAAAATACAAGAAGGCTGACTTATACAATGATGTTTGTGACGTAATAAGATGGCGATAAAAAATTGAAACAATATAAAAATAATATATGGTTTTACTATATAAACTATATATTATGAGTAAATCGCAAAAAGAATATGGTAAGATGAAAAAAGACGGACAAAAAGAATTTCGCAACGCATCGGAACAAAAGACTATTAGACAAAAAAAAGAAGAGTTTGAAACGATTGTAGGTCACTATTTAGACAGTAATCCCTACATACAAACGAATAGAAAGTCAAGCGAATTAGAGATTCGATTTGGAACAAACACCCGACTATCTAGACCTATCAGTAAAATTAACTATGACAATGTAATAAAACAATTATATGCTTGTGGTTTCAGAATCGATAATCCAGACGGTCTACAAATACTACGTATCAATACTGAATATACTGATAGTCGTACTGGGCAAAGTAAAATGTCGAATGTTCGCGCAGAAATAATGGGAAGCGATTTGATTCAAGAATATTGTCGTACGAATAGCATTGAAAAACTCATGAGTATGCCATCAAATACGCATAATAAACTCAAATTCACGCAAAAAATGACAGCTCAAGATAAATCAGGTGTGAATATTCAACGTCTTGATATGGACGACTTTAATTTTCGCGTCTCTTACCAAACAGAGCAAGATTATAATATGAAGGCACCTTTTGTTCAAAGAATCGTGTCTGAATGGAATGATTCGAAAAAAATATTCCGTTGTATGAATCGTGTCCGTTTTTATCATCCAGAGTTACCCATATTTGCCGACTTGAGTATTGTAAAGAGTTCTAGAAAATCAAATTATGTAGCTATTCCACAATATACGATTCAAGATGCAGAAGTATTTAAAAATATAGAGCAATATGAAATCGAATTAGAGGTAGATAATAAACGTGTTGGTCCAAGTGCGGCGGTTTATAATTCAGTTGATAAATTAATGGTGGCTCTACGTAAATGCATACGTATCGTTCTAAGTGGTCTACAGGAAACGAAGTATCCTATTTCGTATAGTGAACGTGAGGTTATTTTACAATCTTATATGAGATTGGTACATATGCAAGACAAAGATTCAGAGAAAGAGAACTCCGATGAAGAAAAAACGCAAAAAGAATCCGGTGAAAGTAAAGGAGAAGATGAAGGTGAAAATGAAGATAAAAAATCTAAATATGTTAATCGTCGTGTTTTGCCAAAAGATTTCATAGGTCCAGCATCTTTTACACTTCAACTAGAGAATATTATCGAAAAATCTGAAACGGTTGAAACCAATATTCCAAACATTCGTAAGAATTATGCCGTCACTGAAAAGGCAGATGGTGATCGTAAACTGTTGTTTATTTCCGATACTGGTAAAATATATTTAATCGATACGAATATGAATGTGCAATTTAGCGGTGCGAGAACTAGTGAAAAAACGATATTCAATAGCTTGTTAGATGGTGAATATATCAAATTGAACAAAGAGGGTAACTATATACATAGATATATGGCGTTTGATATTTATTATGTAAATAAGAAGTCGGTTCGTGAATTTATCTTCGTTTCGAATGACGAAGAATTACCTGTTTCAAAACAGCGTTTACGTCTTCTTGAAGAATTCACAACTCTCATAAAACCTATTTCCGTATTAGAAGAAAAGGGAGAGGTTGAAACGAAAGAACCAAAACATTTAACCGAATTCAAAGTACAATGTAAGAACTTTTATTATGAACCAACAATATTTCAATCTTGTTCACGAGTGTTATCGCATACAAAGGATGCTGTTTACGAATATAATACAGATGGTTTAATTTTCACACCTACTAATTTAGCTGTTGGTGCTAGTGAACTCGGAAATAAAGCGGGTCCTCTATATAAATCTACATGGTCGGCGTCATTCAAATGGAAGCCACCTAAATTCAATACAATCGATTTCTTAGTCTCAGTAAAAAAAGATAAGACCGGTAAGGACGAAATACATCATATTTTCCAAGATAGCCGTAATATGGATGGACAGCAAGATATTCTGCAATATAAAACTCTTGTATTAATGTGCGGTTTCGATGAACGAAAACATGGATTTATCAACCCCTTTCAAGACATTTTAAACGATAAATTACCTGACCCATCTGATATTGATAATGAACAAACGTATAAACCCGTTCCGTTTCAGCCAACAGAACCAAGTGACTCTTCAGCATGTTTATGTAATATTATGTTACATGGTCCGAATTTGACAATGATGACTGAGGAAGAGCAATATTTTGAGGAAGATATGATCGTAGAATTTAGTTATGACCCCCTGAAGGAACCCGGTTGGAGATGGACTCCATTACGTGTTCGCTACGATAAAACCGCCGAATTAAACGCAGGACAACATAACTACGGTAATGCTTATCATGTTGCTAATAATAATTGGCAGTCCATTCATAACCCTATTAGTGAAGAGATGTTGACCACTGGAGAAAATATACCTACTGATTTTGTTGGCGATAGTAATGACAATGAAGTCTATTATATCCGTTCTAACGAAACCAATACGAGGGGCTTACGTGATTTCCACAATCTCTATGTAAAGAAAAACCTTATTTCAGCAGTGAGTCATCGCAATGACACATTAATTGATTATGCGGTTGGAAAGGCAGGAGATTTATCAAAATGGGTATCAGCAAAGCTTAGTTTTGTATTTGGAGTTGATATTTCCAAAGATAATATTCATAATCAAGTAGATGGAGCATGTACAAGATTCTTGAAAGCACGTAGAAAATTTCCGGATATGCATAGAGCATTATTCGTTGTTGGAAATAGCGGCCTGAATATTCGCACAGGAAAAGCACTAGCTACTGAAAAAGATAAAGAGATTACTCAGGCCGTTTTTGGTCAAGGACCTAAGGATACGGTACGTTTAGGTGCAGGTGTTTATAAACAATATGGAGTGGCTGAAAGTGGGTTTCATGTCAGCTCTTGTCAGTTCGCTATGCACTATTTCTTCGAAAATCAAACATCCCTTCATCAGTTTCTACGTAATTTATCTGAGTGTACAAAAGTAAATGGATATTATATAGCAACATGCTACGATGGACAAACTGTATTTAATATTTTAAGCGATAAACAAAAGGGTGATAGTTTAACTTTTATGAAGGACGGACGTAAAATGTATGAAATTACCAAATCATATGACCAAACCGGTTTCCCACAAGACGAAATGAGCTTGGGATATGCTATTGATGTATACCAAGAAAGTATTGGTAAGGTATTTCGCGAATACTTGGTAAACTATGAATATTTCAAGAAAATGATGTTTGATTATGGGTTTGTTCCGGTTTCAAAAGAAGAAGCCAAACATATGAATATGCCAGATGGTTCGGGTTTGTTTAGTGAACTATATACGTTTATGTTGAACGAATTGAAACGAGACCCTAAAAAACACAAAGATTACGGTACCGCCGCTAATATGTCGCCAGAGGAACGACAAATATCATTTATGAATCGTTACTTTATATTCAAGAAAGTAAGACAAGTTGATGCCAAACGTTTAGATGAGATAATAGGTAAGCGTGTAGAATTAGTAGATCAATTGGGTCAAGAAGCTATAGTAGCAGCAGAAGAAGCGAAAGTTGCCGAAGAATCATCTATCTCAACTAAGAAACCTAGATTAAAGTTAAAAATAGTAAAAGATGAGCAACAGCCGGCACAAGAAGTAGTAGTACTCGACGACGTGAAAGCACCTAAGAAAATCAAACGAAAGTTGAAGTTAGTACAATTTGATGCTCCATCAGAAACGTAATACACCCTTGAAGATTTAAAATGGGACGCTTTTAGAGCGTCCCACTAGAGTTTCAAGGGCAAAGTTGCCTATGCTTCGCATCAAATCAATTGAAAGGCAAACCGCCTAATGGCGGTTTGTCCCATTTCAAATGTTCATCGGTGTAATAGAAATATATTCATCATATCATCAATATATTTTTCATTTATAAACAGGAAACTATATAAATGCTTTAACCTATATTTATTAACTATGTCTTTTTTCCTATTACAGAGAACATCGATATTAACTTATAAAAATATAGATTGTATAGAAACAGAAGACGCACCATGTCCAGTAATTTCTAACTCACTTTCTCACTATTTATACGATATCAAGGAAAAAATAGATAAATATGAGAGAGACTGGGATATATATAAGAAATATACGAATCCATATGAATATATACATACAATGGTTCCTATGAAAAGAAAATGCATAGCAATACACAAACCATTATCTAGGTCTTACTTCAAAATGATTGAAATGATGAATATTTTTAACTTAAAAGGAAATTCTAAGCCCATTACTTCATTTCACTTAGCAGAAGGACCAGGTGGATTTATCGAAGCACTAACACAGATTCGTAGTTGTCCACATGATACATATATTGGTATGACAATATTAGACGAAGAGAATGACCCCAATATCCCCGCATGGAAAAAAACTACTCAATTTCTCAAACAAAATCCAAATGTTTATATTGAAACTGGAGAAGACGGCACAGGAAATATCTTATCTATTGAGAACTTGATGGGTGTAAAAGATAAATATGGGTCAACAATGGATTTAATTACTGCTGATGGAGGTTTCGATTTTTCATTGGATTTTAATAGTCAAGAAATTAATATTACCAAACTCCTTTTTGCGCAAATATGTTTTGCTATTACTATGCAAAAACGCGGAGGCTGTTTCATTTTAAAGATTTTCGACTGTTTTATGCAACATACAGTTGATCTACTTTCTATTCTATCGTCTTTTTACGAAAAAGTACATATTATGAAACCCTATACCAGTAGATACGCAAACTCGGAAAAATATATTATATGTAAAGGGTTTCTACATAGTTCTAATACACCATTTTTTTCACATGTATGTACAATTTTCGAAAAAGCGATGAATGCAAAACAACACATTTCCAGATTTTTAAATATACCTATTTCGCATTGTTTCTTATCCAAGCTAGAAGAATATAATGCAATCTTTGGACAACAACAGATCGAAAATATTTATTTTACGATTTCACTTATAGAGAACAAATTTAAACAAGATAAAATCTTACACCTGATTAAAGTGAATATTCAAAAATGCATATCATGGTGTACAAAATACAACATTGCATATCATAATTTGTCTTCCATATCTACTAATATTTTTTTAGATAAAGAAGTTTTTGAACCAGAAAATACTATTCTGTATGAAGAACAGATGGTTTAAGTTTATATTTTATGAGAGAATTTAGTTAAATCGCACTTTCTATATAAACCAGTCGTCGTAACAGTCGGTGTAATTTTATTAGGATATCCTATTTTATCTTTAATAGTATATCCATTCTCAGAAACACCATATGCTAATGCATTTGCTACTTGTAATCCATATGCACCGCGATATAATATCGAGGAATTTGTAATAGAATCGTATTTTTTTCGCGTAATAAGAGAACTTGCGGATACTGCACCTTGCTGTGCAAATTGAGGATTATTTGGTTTATAATGAACAGACGAATAGGTTGGTCCTATTAATGGGCTATTCGGCGATAAAATATCTTGATTCGACGTATAATTAGAAGATGTGGTTGAAACAGATATTGTTGGATAAGATGTGCTAATGACAAATCCCATTAAACTAGCGAAATTAGATTTATTAAAAACTATACATGGAACAGTAGCATTGGACGGTGTAGACCAAGCAGCTTGTTTCGCTGGAGTATCATTTACACCAGGTCCTCTTGAATATGAAGAACTAGGAAAAATACTTGAACTAGCAACGTATGCTTGCAATTCAATCTTATTATAAAAAGTATTATAAGAAAAGTTCAATAAAGTAGATTTTACACCAGAATTAGTATTTTTGTAGAAATGCCCATTATTAATCATTGTTGTTTGTAGTACATTATTGATTCCAGCAGCATCATAATATGATCCACCCGAAACATCAACCTGATAAGAAGTGCCGTTAATCCATTGATATTGAAAGCTTACATCATTGACTAAATAATATTTTGGACATAATACTTCACCATTTGGAGAATAAATATTTGAAACAGACAAGCTATCTCCGGGTTTTGCGCTTGAATTACCCTGTCTAATATAGTAATATTGGTTTTGCTGAAATGTTTTATTTCGGCTGATTAAGTATTGTTTGTTATCTGTATAATATTTGGATTTGTTGTTTGCTGGATTAAATGCACGTTTTACATTACCACTACTTCTTACGCGGCGCCTAGCATTTTGTGCATCATTGACGCCTACAGTTGAACATGATGAACATGAACCTGGTCGTTGTGAAGAATTTACCGTTAAATTAATATTTTCGGTATTTGCTAAACCTTTTCTTACACCTGAACCAGTTTTAGATGTAGCATAAATAATAGAACCGCCTGGTCTATTCAATTCATCTATGCTAAGTGATGTTCTTACATTGCAATGGCTATTATCATATTGAGATGCAATTTCTCGTCTATATATTTTCATAGGTGGTGGTATAAAAAAAAGTTTATTATCCAATTGTTTGCTCTTCATTATATCACCATTCTTTTGAATAGAACTCGTAATTTGTGCGAATGTTTGTCCTTTCCATGCAACAATTGGAACATCGTTTATATCGGATGTTATTTTAGTCATATTATATAAATTTGCCATGACAATATTATATTATAGTATATATATATTAATTATAATATTATGAAATCTATTACTAATACACGCTGTTTAGTTATGTGGGCTCTTTTAGCATTTTATTTGTTTTTTATCGTGTCCTATTATTTTTCTAAATTTTCAGAAGGACTTGATAATAATACACCAGAATCAGTACCCCCAGAATCAGTACCCCCAGAATCAGTACCACCACCTTCAACTAAACCTATCGCACCGTCCAAAGTTGTACCTATGTCTAGTACATCTGCCATGACACCATCTGAACATGCACCCAATATTCCACCTCCACCAACCAATATACCAGATCCAACTAATCTACCTGAACTTCCGCCTCCCGTTCCCATGTAAATAAATATAACCATCAAACATAATAAACATAATCCAATACTGATATCTAAATGAATTTACTATTAGATATCAATAATATATCCATCAAGAATTTCTATTATTTAGATACAAAACGTAACGTAATAATAGACGGAAACTTCACAAAAATAATTTATTCTACAGAGTATTTTTCAATGAATGGTTCTTATTTTGATTTTCCAATAGAGATTATTCAAGTCGAGAAATATGGAAACAAAACTACGATTCGATTCAACCCTATATCGAAGCATAATATGCAAATCATACATAATTTCACAAAATTAGAGGCTTCGTTAATAGAATCTTATAAACAAAATAATCAATCTAATTCGCGATTTGTACCGAGTTTATCAAAACAATTGAACACGGGAAGTATGAAAATCTATAAAGAATTTAATTATGTAAACACTGATACTGCGAATGAGATTATTGATGTAACCAACCTAAAATGTATATTGAAAATATCTGGTATATGGGAAAGTGTAAATGAAATAGGACTTACATTTAAACTATTTAGAATGTAATGAAATGAAGTGCAGTGAAATAAATACACGTTCTACATCATCATTCTCATTGTTGGGCGTCGTTTTGCACTACCTTTTAATTGTATGAGGGGTTGTTCAAATGGTTTATTTCCATTTCTTAAATCATGAACTACATTATCTTCTCCCTTGTCTTCGATTGCCGTTCTAAAATTGACTACATTTATGAATCCGGTTTCTTCGTTAATAGAATACTGAAGACCTTGAATAGATGAGAACCCTTCAATTGTATCAGACAAAAATCGATCATACTCGCTACGTTTTACGATACGTTCTAACCCATCTTTCATTTGAAAAATGTTTTTATCCATAATAGGATAATATTGGGTTCGATCAATATGTAATTTCGCGTCTAGAACACGCGTTTGTAATAAATTGTCTTCATAACCCCATGCCCAGAAGTTAGGATAACCACCAACCTTTTCAAAATCAGCGCCCTTTATTGATACAATTCCACCAAGAGCAAAAGTAAAACCATAAAAGTGTTTTACGTTACCAAAAGTGGTTTCATAGTTCAAAAAGTTTTTAGTAAAAGGCATTGTATCGACATCATTAAAAACGAAAGTAATGTTCTTATAATCATTTGGGTACTTCTCTTTCATTGCTAAAAACCCGATGTTTCGCATAGCACCTCGATTAAAATTACGATTATCTACTTGATGTAAATAATAGATTTTATAATCTGTTTCGGGTATGTCTTCCAATATTACTTTCATATGAGCTGCAAAAAATAGCTGTTGCTGTAGACGGTCTCTATATGGGACAATAAAAATAAGCTTGGGTGCACGATTCGTAATTTCAGGTTCTGGTATAATATCAATGATATTCTTGCTGGGTTCTTCTTCGTCTGGTTCTAAGATTATATTTTCGGAAAAGTCTCCCATATGATATTATATATAGTATAGTATCATAATTATTATTGTATTTACAGTTTTATTCTAAATATTTGAATCTTTCGCTATGATGCATATTTCTGAAGTATACTTGTGGGTATTAGAGTATCTCGAATGGCCTCTAATTTTCTGAAACACTTATTGATAGTTACTTCACTAACCCCTGTAACGGCTTTAATATCTAACTTTGATATGTTTAATTGACAATTTTGTGCAATAAAGTAAACAATTCCTGCTGCAATTGCATGTGGTATGTTATCAGTAATAATATTATTGTTTTCGATTTTGATGGCTATAAATTTGGATAACATCGTCAACTCTTGGTTCATATTAATACGGGAACAATAGCGTTCGATAAATGAACTGGGTAAAGTAATACATAAATCAGCCTGTTGAGATGGTTCAATGTTACGTTCGATGTTATGTAAGATATTTACAGCCATAGAACAGCCAGTAGTTGCGCTAGTTTTATCTAAATGGAATATTTCCGCTATTTCATGCGCTGTTCTCGGACAACCATTTAATCGACAAGAGATATAGATCGATGCTGATTTGATTCCATCACGATTCATTCCTCTAAACATTTTCTGCTCTGATATTTCTTTGTGAATGGCCATTGCGTGGTCTATGAATATTTTAGGAATACTTGCGTTCTGTGCCATAATTGTAATAAACTGAAATTCGTCATAAAGTGATTTTTCTCTGTGTGGCATTGATTGCCATTCTGTCCATTTCCTTATTTTCTTCATTTCATAAGAAGATTTAGTATTACATAAGACTTTACAACCAAAAGAAGATTCTTGTAGAAGAGGGTTAATTGGATTACCACATCTAGTTGGATCATTTGCGTTCTTATCATCAGCCCCATAATATCTCCATTCTGGTGAATAGTCTAATACATCTTTATACATGACACCACATTCTTTATTCGTACATGTAGGAAATCCGTCTTCCATTATCATTAAATGTGAATTACACAAGTTACATGTTTCTTGTTGTTTTTCATAAACACATTCCAATGGTGTCGACACTATTGAAAGTTCTTGTTTATCTGTGTCAAATATAGACCATAATTTAGATTTATCAATAGTTGATAATTCCGTCTTCTTTTTCTTAGTTTTCTGTGCTGATGTTGACTTTACATTATTTGATTGCTGCTTCGGTAGTTCTTCCTGTTCCATCATGACTTTTACATTGTCGGACGAAATATTTTGGGGCGGTTTTATCTTAATTCTAATTTTTATTGATTCAGCCATGAATAGTTTTGTCAATCTTTATTTTTAGGGATTTGAGTTCAATTTTTTTATAGTGATAATATAAGTCGAATCAAATATAAAAAGAAATATGATGCCAAATCCAATTTCAGCATTGAGTAAAGCAGCTGGTATCGCCAGTGCGATCGGTACGGCTACTGCCGTTATGGGTGACGAAGAAGCCGAGAAGATAGCCGAAAAAACACGAGTTAAAATATGTTCATTTTTAGAGGCTGATGCAAAAAACATTACAAATAATGTTGTTGAATTCATAAAAGATGAAATTTCAAAAAATCCGGATTTTATTCAACAAGTTACGACCCAAACCGGCAGGGCTGTCGTAGAAAAAATTAAAAACGACCCTGAATTTACTAAGAAATTACTTGAATCTAACAATGAATCTCCAGTAACAGCTGTAGTACCTACAACAAGTGTTCCTCTATCTTTACCAATGGTTCCAGTACCTACAAATACACCAAATATTGGTTCTTCGTTAGGAAATTTAACAGCTTTACCCTTAAATGCAACAAGTAATATTGTTGGTGCTGCTGGTGATCTTACTAATGCTGCTACTAACGTTGCTGGTAATACTGTAGGTGCTGTTGGTGATATTGCTGGAAAAGGCTTAGGTGCAGTTAGTGATCTTACAGGTAATACATTAGGCGCTGTTACTAACGTTGCTGGAAAAGGCTTAGGTGCAGTTAGTGATCTTACAGGTAATACATTAGGCGCTGTTACTAACGTTGCTGGTAATACTGTAGGTGCTGTTGGTGATATTGCTGGAAAAGGCTTAGGTGCAGTTGGTGATCTTGCTGGTAATACTGTAGGTGCTGTTGGTGATATTGCTGGAAAAGGCTTAGGTGCTGTTGGACAAGGTCTAGGTGCAGTCGGACAAGGTGTAGGAGGTCTTATATCTGCACCATTTAGTCTATTTTCTGCAGCACCAACCCCCCAAAAACCACCACAAACTGGTGGTGCTGAGTATTCATTCAGACCTGAAATTGACTTTTTACAAAAAAGACCCCATAGAATTACTAAAAGAAGAAAATCAAGAACATATGCATCCAAAACACGTTCAGTGTCGAAAAAGTCCAAAACGCGTTCGGCTAAAAAATCTAAATCTGCCAGAAAAACGAAATCAAGAAAATGATACCTTTTTCTCTATTTGTTCAAACATCTCTGGATTATACACCAAATTACCAGTTGGTTTGTATTGTCCAATTGGAGTAAACGTTTTTCCGTTTCCTTTCTTTTCGTTCGCTACTTTTTTCTCCTCTTCTACCTTCTCGTCTTCCGTTTTTTCTATAATATTTCCCTTTTCGTCTAATATTATACCAGTTTTCTTCTTGATCTCATTGCGTACATAAGAGGGTACCCAATTTTTCCACGAAACAAATAAAGTATTCGGATGCATATATCGAACATGAAATCCATTTTCTTCCAATTTTGTTACTAAATAACCAGTACAATCCCCTTTATCGTAAATAGGTTCTCCAAATATATATTCAGGAACTGTAAACCAAATATGTGTTTCATTATTTTTACTGCGACTCGTTACCGTGATTCGTTTCTGAACTCGTGCGAGTATCTTATTAAAAATAGCTAATTGTCGAACATCTCGACGCTGTTGTTTTTCATAGAGGTCATCAATATTGATTTTTGTAGTAGATTCTTCATCTGTGTTAAATAAAAAACAGGACATAATATAAAATAATAGAGAAAATACATAGAGATTATAGCCGTATAATTATTATATAAAATTCAATTTATGGAAGTTTCAGAACAAATTGAGAACCCAATAAAAATTAAACATATAGTTTGTTCTGGTGGCGGTATTACCGGATTTTCATTTTATGGAATTCTACGTGAATCGAATAAAGCCGGTATTTGGCATATTGACGACATTGAAACCATTTACGGTACATCAGTCGGTTCTATCATTGCTATTATGTTGACGCTAAATTACGAATGGGATATTATGGATGACTTTTTGATCAAGAGACCTTGGCAACACGTATTTTCTTTTAATATGTATTCTATTCTCGAGTCGTTAAATAAACGTGGCATATTTGATATAAAAACAATAGAAGAAACGTTCTTACCATTATTTAATGGTAAGGAAATTTCGATAGATATTACTATGCAAGAATTCTTTGAATTGACAAAGAAAGAAATACACATATTTTCGACTGAAATAAATACACTTGAAATTGTTGATATTTCGTATAAAACACATCCCTCTTGGCGCGTAGTAGATGCCGTATATGCATCTTCGGCATTACCCGTTATTTTTGCTCCATATTTATGCGAAGATAAATGCTATTGTGACGGAGGGTTTTTATTAAATTATCCGTTATCTGAATGTTTGAAACATCATAATGCTGAAGAAATACTCGGAATAACGAGAACTTCAGTAATGGATTATTCGACAAATGAAATGGATCAGATAGAAATTAACAAACAAAGCACTGTATCTAATACATCTACGTTATTAGATTATATTATGATTATTTTCAACAAACTTATGAAGCTAATACTTAAATATAATACTATCGATATCAAACATGAATATATAGTATATTCACCACCTTTGTCTATTTTTAATATATATAATGCTACAACGAGCGTAGAAGAACGCGTCAAATTAATCGAAATAGGTAGTAACAAGTTTCAGTCTAATTATTCAACATAGTTTCAACAAATTGGTCTAATGTATGTTGGTTAATTCTAGCATCAAATTCAATCGTCTTTTCATCTTTAATCATTTTTACCGTAGGATAAGATTCGATTTTATATTGATTGATTACACGTGTTACCTCGCTAGTTTCTTTAGTGCAATCGACGTCTTTACAATTTATAATATAACCATTCACTTCTTTACCATTATAATGATTTACGAACTTATCCCATTCCGGCTGTGCCTTTTTACAATGGGGGCACCAATCTACATGGAAAAAATAAATGATTACTTCAGTGCGTTTGTTCGCGTTCGCTACATCAGAAAATATCTTATTTTGAGATGGTTTCAAATAATACTGATTATAAGCGTAATTACCTACATATACAAATATAGCAAAAACGACTGCTATTAATATATATTTATAATAAGGTGCTATTAATTTACGTAAATACTCGATCAAATTAGCCATTCGTTATTATATTATATAAGAATAAAAAATAACAGAATAATAAACTAATTTTGTATATATTATTATATCACAAATGTATAAATGGGAAAAACGAGGAAAAATAATCTAAAAAATAGGAAAAATACATTTACCGAAATAGATTATCAAAGTAATGATGGCATGTTAACTAGTGTATGGGGTCCTGGCATGTGGCATTATTTACACACAATGAGTTTCAATTATCCAGTAAAACCTACTTGCCATGATAAAAAACATTATTCTGAATTCATATATAGTTTAAGAAACGTTTTACCCTGCGGTAAATGTCGCAAAAATTTATGTAAAAATCTGAAACGTCTACCCTTAAGAATATCAAATATGGAATCTCGTGCTACATTCTCTAAATATATTTATGATCTTCATGAACTAATCAATAAAATGCTAGGTAAGAAATCGGGTTTAACTTATGAAACTGTTAGAGAACGTTACGAACATTTTAGGGCAAGATGTGCAAAAATAAAGAAGAATAGAACTGCAAAAAAATTGGAAAAAGGTTGTACCGTACCACTGTATGGAGAAAAAGCACGATGTATTCTGAAGATTGTGCCAGAAGATACTAAATGTGAAACTCTAGAAATTGACGATAAGTGTATTAAGAAACCATTATATGATGTTATGTCAAAATAAAGGTGTATTACATCAATACCCCACCGGTTTCTTTGTTTTAGTAAAAATGAAAAGAAATATATTACCAATCATATATATAGTAAATGAGTCAGAGTGTACAATTTGACCTTTCGAATATTGAAATAAAACCATTAAATAATCGTAATAGTAAAGATGGTAAACCTGCTATTCCATTCTGGTCAAATGATCCAAATATTTTATTTCAACAAACCTATTTATTCGAATTTTTCCCAGTTGAATCTATGACTTATGAACAAAAATTAAATGCTATATCTAGGTCGGTGATACTAATGTCTGTAACATTTTTTATTATTAGTCGAAGTTTTCGGCTTCTTATCATTGGAGCCATTACTTTAGGTGCAATTTTCTTACTTTATTATTATCATATGAAAGAAAAAACGAAGAACGATTCAAAGAAAATGATAAATACACTAAAAGAAGGCTTCGATAGCGATATTGCAAGTCCAGCTATGGCTTATTTAAAAGAAAAGAATATAGCTATACCTGACGACGTATTTAATACACCTACCTCATCAAACCCTTTTGATAATGTTTTGGTTACAGATTATGACTACAATCCTAATAAAAAACCCGCACCACCTTCCTTTAACGCAAATGTAAACGACCAAATTCTATCGAACGCAAAACAATTAGTAAGTGAGGCGAATCCCGATCAACCAGACATTGCTGATAAGTTATTCAAAGATTTAGGCGATCAATTGATTTTTGAACAATCTCTTCGACCATTCCATTCCAACCCCGCAACCACAATACCTAACGACCAAAAAGCATTTGCCGATTTTTGCTACGGTAGTATGATTAGTAACAAAGAAGGTAATGCTTTCGCAGCAGCACGTAATATGAGTCATTATACATTGTATTAAGGTCTATCGGTGGATTTGTAGCCAAATAGCTACAAATCAACAGGAGACCCATATCCTCTAATAGAGATTAGGAAGTGTAAATAATAGGATTTTCTATTATTCTATTTATTGTTTTATAATAATTATAATTTATCTTACTATAGTATAAATTATAAACAATGGCGACTATCAGTTCTTATATGTTTAATAATATGGATAGAATCGGTAATGATGTTACTGACCGTTCTCAAACAAATGTCTATAATACACGTTTCGCTAACTACACCCTTTCGAATTACTTTAGTGATAATCTCTCGACTAGCCATGTTCGATTCGCTTTAGAACAACCCACCATGACATTTAAAGATGTTGTACATGGACATGGTCTGAATGGTCAGGCTGTCGATGTAGATTCGGCATTGTTAATTAAAGTTGGACAAGAGCGCCCTATTGAGAAACTCCAACTCATGGAACGACCCTTTAGAACAGTTCCTTATTTAGGACGTGGAAGTTGCGACCCTACACTAGAATCACAATTGCTACAAGGCGAGATGGTAAGTGACAAAAAAAGTGTTTCAACCATTATGGAAACATCTTTTGGTAAATATTCTCTTTACCCCACCGATAGTAAAATGGACGAACGCGTAAATAACCCTGCATCGGTTGTACAAGAGGCAGCATTAGACGGTTGGTTACGCGGTGGTGCTACTACTCGCGATATGTCTGCTGACCCAAAGATGCAAAAAAATAATCGTCCTAATGGTCTTTTTTAGACAATGACGGTTTCAAGATACCTTTCGTAATAAATGAGAATGTAATATTATTTTGCACAAGTTTTCCGGTACTGTCATAGTTCGATAAATAATTATTATATTCTAAAATAAGTTTTTTACGACCATGATTCGCGTATAATTCAACAAAGGAATTCCAATAACAACGATTCATTCCAGTAAAATACTTGTGTTTTTTTGGTATATTCTCTAATAGTGAAACTACATCTTTATCCACCTGTATTTGATTCATAAATTTACCATTTCTATATTTGATTATGTTATCAAACTCTAGGATTTTTACGACTAGGTCAATTGGAAGAGGAAACTTCATAATATATTATGTATATATTATGTTTTACACCGATAAACCATTCTATTTACAGATGTCATATTTTGGTAACATCGTCGAGCTTGAGAGAATTGGTTTTTGTTTATATCCATTCATTTCTATTACGTTACATACGTTTTTATAAAGTTGAATTATTGGAATGCAGTGTGTGTTTGTTTTCAGACAATGTACTAGAGCATCTGTAAACGCGCCCATAGACTCTTTTAGTTCAATACTAAAAGTATCCGCACTTGTTTCATCATCTTTACAACCGCTTATCATAAATATGTTTGGATTTGTTATTACGCCGGATTCTAAGTAGGTTCTCGAATAAAAACTATGCCTATTATTAGAAGAGTGGTATTCAAACGAAAAGGGTAAATTCAACATACTACCACTATGACAACAGTCCATTGTTATTATAACAGGACATTGTATTCGTCTTATTTCGTTGAACAAATCGATATCTCGTATGAATCCAGCCTTTTTATAATCACTTGGTACAATGATCTCTGTTTCATGCGAATCACTATTGTCTATCTTCAACCCATGACCACTATAATGTATCCATATTTCCTTCAAATTAATACTTTCTCGTATCAGGTTCTCTACCTCATTCATTATATTAAGACCGGTAGGTAGTTTATTTGGATTCGTCTCATCATCACGCAACAGAATATTGGTTGTTTCATTATAATCATATAGCTTACAGAGAACATCGTTCATTACCAATATATCGTCTATACAACCATGTAGTTTAATAATATCATCACTACTTTCTGTTGATACAGTTGTTACGCTGTAATTAATACCTATGAGTAATGCTTTTTTCATAAAGTATATCATAATCTCATACGAAACTTTATGCGAATTATTGTATGCACTATTGTAAGTTAGAATGTAGGTTAAAATGTAGTACCAATGTATATAGTAAGATTTTTTCATGGATTTTTTTAATTTATTTAAGAGTAATCCAGAATCAGATACAGATAACCCATTGGCAAAGTACCCGATATATAAATTCGTAGAATTGTCGAATGATGGTAATCCTATTCCAAAACGGATTATTGTATTTCATGGAAAAAGTGTCCAACCATCATTAAATGAAATATTTAGTGACTCTGAATTAGCAATTATAAATTCAGCTTCGCCAGAAATTCGTTACTCAACACAGTTTATTCATAAAGATGATACCATTTTAACCATTAAAAAGAAATTAGTAATGGAAATGGATAGCGCAACCGTCTCTTTACCAGAAATTTACTTATTCTCTAGTATACGCGATCGATTACGTCTTTTACAGTATTTTCAAGAAGTTTCAAAACACGAGTCATTTACTTTTACACATCAAATGTTAGGACAGTTATTATGTAACTTAAAAGTTGGTATTGATGTTATTGAAGCTATACCTCAAAAAGAGTCGTATGTTTTTGAAGATCTTGAAGAATATTTGAATTTGGTAGAATATAATTTCAATATTTCTATCGGTCAAAAATTCGCGTCTTATCGTGATCTATTGTTCTCTGCAAATCCATATGATATTTTATTAAAAGCTTCTGCGACTTCGACAAATATTCCCGTGTTCAAACAAAGTATACAAAATTCCATTCAAACGTTCGAAAACCATCTTCTTATGAGTTACGGAGATATATTAAACAACACAATATATTTTTCTTTAGCTGGAGATGTTATTCAATATGCCATTAATAATAGAATTGATGTAGGATACATATTATCGATATATTACCCTTTTTTAGAAAACCAGAAAATTTTATCGAAAAATGCTTTTGTAACAAATCACCAAAAATTGATAGGCGAAACGAATAATGCTATTACAGAACAAACCGAAAACCATTTTAATGTTATCAATATGTTTCATGAGATTTACTATAGTAAAACTGTGGATTTACCTGGAAAAAGTAGCGGCATTCATTCTTTTCATGTAACACTACACCCTGATACTAGAACACTTTTACCGTTGGACTCCATATTCAAAAATATCCATTCTACAAAATATTACCCTTTTATCAAATACAATCCTGGACCTAAACGCGAGAACATTTACAGGTTATATAGTGAAAAGATCTCAAAAACAGGTAAAAAGATACCTCTATTAAAAAAATCGCAAATTATAAATCTATCTAAGATTACTGGTAAAATACGTCAGATTTCGGTATATAATCAGTCTATCTTAGATGGTCAATCTATTGAAATATTCATAGATTTTGATTCAAATGGTAATATTAGTGTCAGATCAACATTAGATAAAGCTATTCAAGAAGAGGATATATTACGAATCTTATTAGGACCGGTAAACAAATTGATTAACCGTTTAAATGATTATCTCAGTCAGAGTGGTTATAAAATTAATCTATTTTATAGTTTAAAAGACCCATTACTCGAATTTATAAATCTGAAATATAATTTTGAAATGTCATACAATAAAGATTTCTCACTTTCGAAATATAATTGTTTGTCCAGTATATTTGATATTATTAATGATGACCTCAGAAAAGGTGCAGTTTTAAAGTTTAAACGCGTAGATAATTTCAAGAAAATGGAGGCAATGGATGCTATGATTACGGAATTATATAAAACTACAAATGATTTAACGGTTATCATTAATGCACTTATTATGAATTATGAAATGACAAAAGAAGAGGCTCTGATTAAATTCCAGGATTTTTTAAATCAATTTACTCGAACACGTGGAAAGTTCGTAAATAAATCCATAGATATAGCTGAGAATCCTGGTTTTCCAACAGTATTAAGGGTGATACCATTTGAACAACGTATTACCGTAGAAGTTAATAACATAAATGATATTAGTTATATTTCAGTAATAGAATTATATTTAGATAGCTTTTTGCGCATTACTCAAGCACCAGATACAATACGATTACCTGTTCAACAGATCAAAGCCTTGTGTTTACGTGAATTTGTAGATGAACAAGTTTCTGCACCCATTGTTATTACTACAACTCACAATGATACAAATGCTTACTACAGTGATGATGAAGATTCTGACGGTGAAAGTGATGTAGGTGAAGGTCAAGGTCAAGGTGAAGATGATGATGAAGGAATGGCACCAATTGATGAAGATGATGATGATATAAATTTAGAAGATGCTATTAGCCAGGCTGAAGATGAAGATATAGATACAAGCGAAAGTAAGATTGAACAAGATAATATACAATTAGCACCTGAACAAACAGTATATAGTGATGATGAATCATTAGCGCCGTTAGATGCAGAAGAGTTAGAATCGTCTGAGGAAGAAGAAATGGTACAACAGGGAATGACACCTTTACAAGAGCAATCGCAAGAGCCTTCTCAGCAGGAATCAGAACAGGGAATGGCACCTTTACAAGAGCAATCGCAAGAGCAATCACAAGAGCAATCACAAGAGCAATCGCAAGAACCTTCGCAAGAACCTTCGCAACAAGAATCAGAACAGGGAATGGCACCTTTACAAGAGTCATCGCAAGAGCAATCACAAGAGCAATCGCAAGAACCTTCGCAACAAGAATCAGAACAGGGAATGGCACCTTTACAAGAACCATCGCAAGAGCAATCACAAGAGCAATCGCAAGAGCTTTCGCAACAAGAATCAGAACAGGGAATGGCACCTTTACAAGAACCATCGCAAGAGCAATCGCAAGAGCAATCGCAAGAGCTTTC